TGTTGTATCTCAATGAGTTGGGATGAGGGTTGCTATGTTTAGCGGACAGTAATAAAAAGATATGACCATGAAAGCGGAAAGTTCAAGCCGGTATACATTACTGAAACCGGCAACGAATACATAAACCGCCTTGAAGCTGACCGAGAACAGAACCGGATTGACAAGGAAAAGCGTGAAGAAGAACAACGCAAGCTTGAAGAGGAAGCAAGAATGCAGCACGACCCGACTCTGTGGGAGACCGTGAAGAAAAGTCTCGGCGCAGGCTTCCTGCGTGTCGGTGCCGGGCTTGTCGATGCCATGCAATCGCTTACAAGCGGGATGATTGTTGAAGACCCGTCAAGTCCGGCAGGATATACAAGGACACGGAGTTATGAAGAAGCTCTGTCGGACAAGAACGACCCGTTGACAACAGCATCATCCTATTTGCATGGAACAGCCGACAGGATGAGCGAGGAAGCACAGCCGCACAGCGGGCGTAAAGGATTCCTTGACATGCTCTGGGACGGTGAAATAGGAGGATTCCTGCAGAAAGGCATAGCAACTACAGGCGAGTCGCTGCCGATGACCCTGTCAGCGTTCAATCCATACACCATGACGCTCAACGCCATATCAATGGCCGGAAGCAATTACAGGGAAAACACTCTTGCTAATCCAGACATACCGGCGTGGAAGCGTGCAGCGCAAGCCGTCGGCTCGGCTGCAATAGAGCAGGCCGTGGAAAAATATTCAGATCCAATATTCAAATATGTCGGCGGAGGAAAAATATTGCGCGGCGCATCAAAGAATGCGTCAGAAAAGATAACGAACGATATTACAGGCAAGGCTACCGAGACTCTTGCAAAACGCATATACGGACGTTTGAAAGGTATCGGTAAGGATGCTTTGGGAGAAGGCGCGGAAGAGATTATAGGAAATGCAGGTAATGACATTCTCGGAGAGACGCTTGACATTGTTGACGGGAATGAGGATTACGGGTTACGTGCGCAATGGAAAGAAATGAAGAAAGAAAATCCTGATGCGGATTTGACAGACTTCTCAAAGGCAAAGGCCAAAGAGTATGTGGAATCATTCATCGGCGGTGCCATGGCCGGTGCATACACCTCAGAAACAGCGCAGCTTTCAACCAAAGCCCTGCAATATTCGTTTGACAAACTCGGTGGCGGTTCTGTGGAAGAGAACGAGGAACAGTCCTTGAATCCCCTCAATGTGGATGTGGCTCAATCGTATGACGAGGGTTATTCCGAAGATGAGACGACAGGGCTGCAGGACACCAAAAACCTGTATGAACTCCGTCAGAATCAGATGGCCGCCATGTTCGGTGTTGATGCCGGACAGGTTGATGAGACCATCGGAGACCCTGTAAACTTCATCGGTGAATTGCAGCGGCTTGAAAGGAATGATGAAATCCAGCCTGTACTGGACTACATCAACGCAAAGGCAAAATTCGATGGGATGATACAGCGCGTGCGTGACGACATAGACGGCCGTATCGAACAGAGCAACAAAATGGTGAATGAGCGCACAAATCATGAAACAGGGATGATACAGGGCGCAACTCTGAAAGTGCAGGATACGGACGGTAACGACCGCCGCGCATATATTCTCAGTGGAAATCTTGTCATGTTGCCGGACGGTACGGGCGTTGACCGCGAAAAGTCAGGGAACAGCATACTCATCCTCCACGAGGACACAAATGAAATGGAAATGGTATCGCCTGATGCCATATTCAACATTGAACAGCCTGTTGACCCTGAAACGGAGAAACAAACTGCGGCGGAAGCGATACGGCAGCAGTATGGACAGCAGGAAGCCAACCGCATTGACGGTGTTGTTCCGTTCTATCCCGGCGACACCTATACCGTGACGGACGAAAGCGGACAGGCGGCACAGATACAAGTAGTCCCTAATAAAGACGGCCTTGTGGACAACGGAGACGGCACGGTGAACGTAAGCTCCGACGGCGGACAGACCGTTGTACCCATGCGCAAGGAGGACATTCAGGCAATGGTGGACGCTACGAACCGTGCAGGGGTGGCACAGGTTGAGCAGCAGCGCGAAGCCATGCGGCAGCCACAGGTGCAAGAACAGCCGACATACAGCCTGAACGATGAAGTCACCCTGTTGGACGAGAACGGGAACGAAGTCCGCGGAAGTATTACGGCAGACGTGAACGAGGACGGACAGTACGAGGTTTCCACCGAAAACCCGATAAACGGACGGAAAGTAAACCTTTTCACCGCTGAAGAATTGAACCGTTTGAATGCCAGTTCCGCTGAAAATTCTCTGCAAAACGGCGGAATTTCCACGGAAAACGGCGGAATTTCCACGGAAAACGACGGAATTTCCACGGAAAACGGCAACAATGGTGCTGAAAATATTCTGCAAAATGGCAACATTGAGCCGCAGAATATTCCGGCACCAGTTGAAACCTTGCAAGCTAACGGAGAAACCTTGCAAGCTGATGCCGGGCAAATGTCTGCACTTAAACGCATACCAAAAGACGAGAAAGGACAGCCTATTTACGAACAGGCAGACCCTGATACAGCCTGGGATGCCTTGCTTGAGCAAACCAATGGCGATGAAGTTACAGCACAAGAGGTTGCGAACGATATGGTCGCTGACAAAGAAGCCGCCTTGAAGAAGTTGGAGAAGCAGAAGCCAAAAAGCGGAACTACTCCGGCAGAGAAGATTGCGGCACGGCTTGAACAAAAGAGAATTGTCGAGCAAGCTAAGGCAGACCTTAATCAATGGCAAAAGATAGCACAGACTTCGCAACGCAGGAAACAAGCAGCCCTTGCCGAACAGTCGCGGAAAGCAGAAGAAGCTGCAAGGCTTCGCCGTGAACAGGAAGAAAGAGAACGTGACGAGCGTGAGGAAGCCGAGAGAATACGCAGGGAAGCGTTGAACGGTGTGCCTGACTTTGTTGATGACACGCCGCAGGATGCCCGTGCAAGAGGCTACCGCCGGGTGAACGGCAACAAGGTTGACCGACAACCGGCAATACCGACAAGGCAGGGCAGGGAGGTGCAGGTGAAGTTTGACGACAAGAACATCCCGACAGGGTACGTGGCCCTGATAGAAGCAAGCCAGTTGCAGCCGAGCCACCTGAACGGACTGCGCAATCCGCTTCACTTCATTGACGAAGCACAGCCAAAGGAGCGCAACGATGATGCAAGCGTGATGTCGGCACGTAGGATTGCCGCCAACATCCGCCCGGAAGAAATCACATCATCGGTAACCGCATACACAGGCGCACCGACGGTGAACACACGCGGCGAGGTGATACAGGGCAACAACCGAAGTGCAGCACTGCGCGAGATGTGGGCAGGAGAGCCGGAGCAAGCCGCCATCTACAAGCAATACCTTGCGGACCACGCCGCAGACTTCGGGCTGGCACCCGAAGATGTTGAAGCCATGCAGCAGCCGGTATTGGTGAATATGCTCGATGTACCCGACGAGGACGCTATCACATTGGGACAATTCGTAGCGAGCGATACGGAGAGCGGCGGCACGGAGCGCATCAAGCCGAAAAACATAGTGCAGAAAATGGGCGATGACATGAGAAGCTTTGCCGGGCGATTGCTTGCCTCTCCTGATGAGGAGATGACTTTCTCCGAATTGGTAGACCGCAACGGCATGGACGTGTTGAAATGGATGCAAGCAAAGAATTACATCACCCCGACGCAGTACCGTAGCGCGTTCGACAGCAAAGGCAATCTTACCGGCGAGGCCAAGAATGACCTTAAAGGCATAATGTATCAGAGTATTTTCCAAAATGGAAACACCCATTTGGAGGAAATGTTCGGCGCATTGCCTGCAAAGGCGCAGAAAGCGATACTGGCTACGGCGTACAGGGACTATGACAGTCCGAATACAGAACGGCTCAATACAGAGTTACAGAACTCTATCAGCGCATACTATGCCTTGTCGCAGATGCCCGACTTTGCAAATGCCAAGAACTACAAGGAGGCACGATTGGCAGTGGAAGCATGGAAAAGACAATATGCGCTTGACGATGTTACGGGAGAAAGTTATCTCCCTTCGGAAAGATACAGTAACTTTGCCCTGTTGCTTGCCACGATGTACAAGGGTCAGACGCAGACGTTCATACAGAACACTTTCAACCATATCTACGACCTTGTGCAGGGCACGCAAGAGGCAACGCTTTTTGAGGAGCCGGACAATACGCCGCGTACACTCGTGGAGGCCATCAACGAGACTTTAAGCGGCCTCAGTGAGGAATTATTGTTAAACGGAAACTTTATATACAATGGACAACGGAGAAATAATGTACTGGCTGGCAGTGGTACAACAGGCCAACCGCGGGGACAAGGAAGCCCAGGAAGTTCTCAGGCAGGAGGACGAATTGAGGACGGAACAGAAACGTCCAACAGTAATCGAAGAACTGAAATATCAGGCAAACAAGGACAAATTGAGGGAAGAAACGATAGCCAACTTGAAAGAGATAGTTCGCCAAAGCAAGAAGAATACACGCTAAGTTCCAAACGGTCAGGAAATGGTGAGCCATTCTATCAAGACGCAGACGGGAACATTGACCTTGTGGATATTCCGCAAAAAGTTTTTGATGAAATTGGATATAGTAAAGCACCATTCCGTCTTACACCGAGTATGATTCTCCATGTGCTTAATGGACATGGGAAAGAATTGGGAGTAAGTACAGTAGAGGAAACCCTACATTTTGTTCTTGATGTTATGAATCATTTTGACCATGTACGGTTAGGGTATGACGGAGCATTGATATTTTCCATTGAGAATGGGCGTAAACGTATTGGTAAAAGAGCTGTTACCATACTAATAAATTCGGATAATGGCAAGTTTTATGGACTGAAGACATCGGGATATGAAACTGTAAATGGATTAAGTAAAAGGCCCTTGCTTTGGGAGAGGGGCGCGGAAAATGTATCCTCTACTACAGATGCCGCATCTGCAAGTGTTTCCACCGGTAAGAGTCCATTAAGCGGCGAACAGTCCGGCAGCGCTTCACACCAAAGCAAGAGCCTTTCACTGAGTAACGAAGTGTATAGCCGCCATGCTACGACCAAACAGTCTGCCGAAACTGTTGAGGTATCGCAGAAAGCTGAGCAACGCGGCACACAGACTTCCTCCCGCATGAGTACCTCTACATCTTCTCAAAACAAAACTGTCCTTCAAACCGCAGCGTCTAAACCTCACGGAGACAGCATTGTTTCCAATGGCAAAGATACGGAAAAATCTCGTATTAGCAGCGGTTTAGGCGAAAAAATTGCGCAGGCAGAGGCAGAAACCAATCAGAACCCGACCGAAGCACAGAAAGAGGCCGGGAACTATAAGAAAGGCCATGTGCGCATCGGGCAGTTCGACATAACGGTTGAAAACCCGAAAGGCAGCGTGCGGCGTGGCACGGATGCCAGCGGCAAGGCGTGGGAACAGACCATGCGGAACACCTACGGCTACATCCGCGGCACGGAGGGCGTGGACGGCGACCACATCGACGTATTCCTGACGAACGACATAGACGGCTGGAATGGCCGCAGGGTATACATTGTTGACCAGTACAACGAGGACGGCACGTTTGACGAACACAAAGTAATGCTCGGCTTCAACGATGAGGACGACGCACGTAACGCCTATCTCTCGAATTACAGCGAAGACTGGGCAAAGAACCGTAAAATCGTCATGACCTCCACGAATTTAGAGGACTTCGAGAAATGGATTGACAGCAGCCACCGAAAGACCAAACCGTTTGCGGAGTATAAGAGTGTGAACGTTGATGCGACAAAGGCCGTCAGTCCGGCTGACAGGATAGCCGAGATAGACGCTCAAATGGCCGACCTGAAGAAACAGGCGGATGAAGCCCACAGGCACAGCGACCTTTTTGAAGAAGCACGCCTTATCAGTGAAAGCAACGAACTGTATGCAGAACGCCGCCGACTGATGCAGGAAATGCAATCGTCGCAAGCAGAGGAAGAAAGCAATGAGCAGCCGCAGGAGCAACAGGGGCAGACAGATGACCGATACACCGTAGAACAACGCTACCACAAGAAGAAAGACACGTACATCTATGCCGTGAAGTTCACGGAACAGATGCCGCGTGAGCAGTTCTTGTTATTGAAGAAGCGCGTCAAGGACTTTGGCGGCTACTATTCCTCATACGGCAAAGGCGGCTTCATCTTTGAGACGGAAGAAGCCGGACGGAAGTTTGCCGAAGCCGTGCTTGACCCAAGCGGCGAGAAGCTGGACGACAACAAACCGTTATCTTTGGCCGATATACAGCAGAGCAGCGAGCCTGTTGTGCATCAGGTGGACGTTGAGGGACTAATGCAGGCTATCAACGAAAACGGAAAAGCCAAGTTGAGTGACCATTTTGTTATGGGCCGTCCCGGTCTGACCGAAAAAGCAACGAACAAACAGTCAGACAACACTGCGCATGAAACAAATCCCAAGAATTCCGGCCAATTCGGACTTGTCAGCGACGAGCGAATGGAAGAATTGAAAAAACGGCTGAAACAAAAGATACTCGGTCAGATGAACATGGGCGTAGACCCTGAAATTCTTGCCATTGGAATGGAACTGACAGCAGGCTACATTGACCGTGGCATTAAGAAATTTGCAGATTATGCCAAAGTCATGATTGATAGCTTGGGCGACGCGATACGCCCCTACCTCAAGTCGTTCTATAACGGAGCGAGGGACTTGCCCGAAGTGCAAGAGGCAGGATTGGCGGATGAAATGACCCCATACGATGAGGTTCGCACTTTCGACACGGCCAACTTCGACAAGCCTACTGTTGATGCTATCGAAACGGCACATACTGTTGTGCAAGAGCAGGAGGTAAACAAGCAGGCAGAGGAAGCAAAAAACATTCTGACGACACAAAGAAACGAAAAAGAAAGGCAGAAGAGGAGCCGGAACAAGAAAAAATCCGTATCTTCGCAACAGACACCGGACTTGTTCGGTAATGTGAATGCGGAACAAAACCAAGAAGACGATAATTATGGATTACAAAGAAATGATGGAGCGGTACGCGCCGAAGGACTGCCAACCGACAGAGGTGACACCGAAGAGCCGTCTGGAAGCATGGGCGAAACGGTTGGGCAAGAAAGTGGAAGACCTGACAGAAGCGGAGAAGAAAGCGGAAGCGGAGAATTACGACGCAGCCTGCAACAGTCCGAGCGACTGGATGGGCAGCTGACACCACGAAACCGCAATAACAACCATGTAGAGCGTGGCACAGACTACGCTCCAACTACTCCAAAGGCAAGGTATGACGCAAACGTAGAGGCCGTAAGGCTCGCTAAAGAACTTACAGACAGCGGTCAGCAAGCAACGGACGAACAAAAGGCTATATTGCGTCAGTTTAGCGGCTGGGGCGGTCTTGGTACTTTCTTTAACAACGAACGCACACGCAACGAACTTGTTGCACTTTTGGGCGATGACGGCTATCAACAAGCTGCCATGAGTATAAACAGTGCCTATTACACACCATCAGATGTAATAGACGCTATGTGGGATATTGTCAAGAACCTTGGTTTTAAGGGCGGCAATATCCTTGAAGGTTCGGCCGGTATAGGAAATATCCTCGGTCTTATGCCGATGGATATAAGCGACAGGAGCAACATTGAAGCCGTGGAGATAGACGGCGTAAGCGGCATGATATTAAAGTTGCTTTATTCTGACGCAAAGGTTGACATACAAGGCTTTGAGAATACGCAGGTAAGGAACGGAAGCGTTGACCTTGCAATAACCAACGTACCGTTCGTTACAGGATTACATGTACACGATACGACGGGCGACAGAGACCTGTCACGTCGCTTCGGCAACATCCATGACTTTTGCATAGCGAAGAATGTCAGGAAGTTGCGCGATGGCGGTATCGGCGTGTTCATATCATCGAGCGGCACCCTTGATAAGAGTAAGGCATTACGCGAATGGGTCGTCAATGAAGGCAACGCAGACTTCATTGGTGCATTCAGGCTAAACAACAAGACTTTTGGCGGAACGACGGCGACGAGCGATATTATTGTCGTAAGGAAACGCATTAACGGTAATAAGTCGGCTGGGGCAATAGACCTGCTCGACACGGAAAGCGTGCGTACTGTGAGTGTTCCAATAAATGACAATGGACGGGAGAAGATAAAGTCTGTGGTGCTGCAATACAACAAGTATTTCGTTGAACATCCTGAAAACATGGGCGGCGAAATGGCGTTGAACTACGAACGCGGTGAAACGTTCCGTCCCGAAGGAAGCGGTCTATTCCCAACTACTGGTATAAACCAGGAAGAGCGTATGCAGCAATGGGCTGAAACGTTTAAGGACAAGGCCGTAGACGTACCGCAGCCGCAAATGGAAGAACCTGCCGACACGCAGACCGACACCGATGGCAACGAGATAAAGGACGGAACAATAGTTGTAGGTGAAGATGGAAGCATAAACGTGATGTATCTCGGTCGACAAGAACCGCTTGGCGTGAATGATAAGAAGGTGAAAGGCCATACAAAGGCGGAATGTGTGGAGGACTACAACCGCATAAAGAGGGCTTTGAACGCCGTGCTTGAATATGAAACGACAAACGAAAAAGACGATGGACTGAAACCTCTACTGAAAGAGCTGAACGACGCATACGACAGCTTTAAGGACAAGTACGGCAATCTGAACAAAAATACGGCAATATCGTTCCTTCGCAATGACATAGACTTCCCGAGCATACAGGCGTTGGAGAAGTTCAGTGAAACAAATGACAAGGACGGTAAACGCATTGTTCAGACAGAAAAGACATCAATTTTCACTGAGCGTGTGGTTCAGAAAGAAGTTGAACCACACCCGACAAGCGTATTGGATGCAGTAAAAACAAGCGTGTTCAGGAGCGGACGTATTGACCTGGACTATATCAGCAACGCACTCGGCAGGGATGTGTCCGACATAGAAAAAGAAATTATAGACAAAGGGCTTGGCTTCCGTGACCCTGCAACTGGGAATATGGAAGTAAGCTACGAATATCTTAGCGGAAACGTAAGGCAGAAGCTCGCCATTGCCGAGGCGAACAACGAGGACGGCAGGTATGACAAGAACATCAAGGCATTGAGGAAAGTGATGCCGATGGACATCCCGGCGCACTTGATAGAGTTCACGTTCGGTTCATCATGGGTAAATCCTAAACTATTTTCTGACTACGTGAACGAAAAGACTGGCGTACCAGTCACGCTCACCAAGGTCGGAGGACAATGGAACATGGATTTACCGTATTATGTCGCCACGGAAAAGAACAAAAGTGAGGGTGTAAGGAGTGAAAAGTTGAATAAAATCGTTCTTGGTACGGACTTGATGAACGCCGCTATAAACAACCGCACTATAACTGTAAGCACGACGCAAAAGACGTGGGACGGAAAGACCGAAACAATAACAGACAAGGAAGCCACGCAGGCGTGCGCAGCAAAGATAGAAGACATACGCAATGACTTCAAGGACTGGGCACGGACGAAAATGCAGAGTAACCCCGAAATGGCGAGGGAAATAGAGCAGGTTTATAACGAACGCTTTAACAATTTTGTGCCAAAGACTGTCACAGAAGAGTACATGCCCGACCGTTTCCCTGGTGCTACTACCAAGATAAACCTGTATCCGCATCAAAAGAAAGCCGTAATACGTGCCACGACCGAGCCGTTAATGTTGGCGCACGAAGTAGGCACGGGTAAAACCTTTACTTTGATAACCACTGCAATGGAAATGCGCAGGTTGGGATTGGCGAGAAAACCGATGATAGTTGTGCAGAATGCAACCGTCGGACAGTTCATCGCATCGGCTAAAGAGCTTTATCCTAACGCCAAGGTGCTGACCATTGCCGACAATGAGCGCAACGAGGAAGGGCGCAAGAGGTTCTACGCAAAAATCAAGTACAATGATTGGGATATGATTGTTGTACCCCAAAGTGTGTTTGAGCGTATTCCTGACAGCGAAGAGCGGCAAATGGACTTCATCAACGACAGGATAGAAGAGAAGGAACACGTACTTGAACAGATACAAGAGATTGACCCCAAGAGCATGATTGCAAGGAACGCCAAGCGAGAGCTTGACAGCCTGCAAACGGAGCTGGCTCAAGTGTCTGACAAGAAAAAACAAAAAGACGAGAAGCGTGCTGCAAAGACACGACAAAACGCGGCTGCCAAGGCACAGGAGCAACTTGACAGGGCTACCGACGACGTAGAGAACTTCGACGACATGGAGATAGACGCAGTGCTTGTGGACGAGGCTCACGAGTACAAGCACCTCGGTTTCTCAACGGCAATGCAACGCGGCGTGAAGGGTGTTGACCCGTCATACAGCAAGAAGTCGGCTGGCGTGTACTTGAAAACACGTGCCGTTATGGATAGGTCGGGTGGAAAGAATGTCATATTTGCAACCGGTACACCGATAAGCAACACGGCGGCGGAGATTTGGACGTTCATGCGCTACCTCATGCCCAAGCACATGATGGAGGAGTACGGCATTTACTACTTCGACGATTTTGTGCGCAACTTCGGCAACCTGACACAGATGCTGGAGTTTACCACGAGCGGCAAGTTCAGGGAGAACAACCGCTTTGCAGGCTACGTAAACATTCCCGAACTCATAAGAATATGGTCGAGTGTGTCAGATACGGTGTTGACAAAAGAAACAAACCTGAAAGACAAGTTGCCCGAAACTGTAGACGGAGGACAGAAGGCTACAGACATATACCTGCCGCAGTCGGCAAGCCTACGCTCGATAATGAAGGCAGTACGCGCCGAACTGGAGCGTTTCGACAACATGAGCGGTAAAGAAAAGAAAGAAAACAGCGCAATACCTCTTGTGATGTACGGCATCGCAAAAGCAGCGGCCATTGACCCACGCCTCGTTATGGCGGACGCAGTGGACGAGCCGGTGAGCAAGACGAACCGCGCGGTTGAGGAAACGTTGAAATCACTCGAAGCGACGAAAGACTACAAGGGAACGGTTGCCATATTCTGCGACACGTACCAAAACAACCAAACAGGCTTCAATATTTATGAAGAGATAAAACGTAAGCTCGTTGAACGCGGCGTGCCCGAAACCCAAATAGTAATCATGCGCAGCGGCATGAGCGTGAACAAGAAGGCTGAGATATTCGACAAGGTGAACGCAGGTGACGTTCGCGTGATAATGGGCAGTACGTTTACGCTCGGTACGGGCGTGAACATACAGGAACGCCTGAATACGCTGATACACCTCGACGCGCCCAACCGCCCGATGGACTACACACAGAGGAATGGGCGCATATTAAGGCAAGGCAACCTGCATAAGGAATGGGGAATACCAGTCAAGATACTACGTTTCGGAGTGGAAGACTCTCTCGACATCACGGCTTATCAACGCCTGAAAACAAAGGGTGCGATTGCAGACAGCGTGATGGAGGGCAAGAAGTTCATTAACAATAACCAGCAAGACCGCACGCTTGAAGAGCAGGAAGACGTGTTCGGCGACACCGTAGCACAGCTTTCGGGCAGCGAGTACGCACTGTTGAAGAACCAGGCGGAGCGTGACTTCAGGAAATACAGCAACAAGAAGAAGCAATACGAAACAGACCAAATATATGTGCATAACGCCATACCACGGTACGAGGGGCAGATAAAGGCAAGCGAGGAAACCGTAAAGCAGCAGCAAAAGGCATTGTCGGCTGTTGAAAAGGCGTTCCCTGATGGAACAGTGCAGGAGATAACCATCGGCAACAGCAAGCTGTCCGGCCAAAAGGCAATCGGCGACTACATAAAGGACGTAGTAAACAAGAAGCAAACCGAAACAGAGGATAATGTAAGGAAAGGCGCACAAGGAACTAAGGCAAGTTCATCGTTCACCATAAAAGCCGGGCCATTTACTTTCACGGTGAATACCGAATACAGCAAGGACACGGAGTACCAAAACGGTAGCCTCTTCCCGGTTGTGCATAGAAACATGACTTACTCGTGCGACGAGTTGGGTTTATCTAACGTTCCAGTACAGCGAGCATCGTTCAAGAATGCCGTTGACGACATTATGAACAACGTGTTGAGCGGCAATGACATGCGCGAGCGCATAGAAACGGAGAACAACTCCATTGAACGCAACCGTTCAGAACTGGAACAATTAAAATCGCGTGAAGGTAAGCCGTTTGAAAACGAAAAAGAGCTTGAAGAAGCACGTAAGAAGGTTGAGGACTACACTGAAAAGATGCGTAAGGAAATGGAGGCAAAAGAGAAAAAATATGCCGAAATGGACGCGCAGACACAGAGTGCAGACCTCGGTAGCCTTAGCGGTGCGGAAGAAGCGGAAGAGGAAGAACTGCAAAGAAGCGGTGACGGTGCATTGACCGATGACGAGTTGAGCCTTGCCAACGACCCGGTGGCAAAGATGACAGGTCGCTCTACACGTACAGCGGCACAGCGTAGGGCATTTGCCGAGCGCGAACGGCAGCGCATGACGCAACGTGTACAGGAACTTGCCGAGAAGCTACACCTTGACAACGTGGACATCGTGACCGATGCAAGCACCCTGCAAGGCAGACGGGCAAAGGCCAAGGGATTCTACTCGCGCAGCACAGGACGCATCACGATAGTGATACCTAACCATGCAAGTGTGTACGACGCAGAACAAACCCTGCTCCATGAAGCCGTGGCACACTACGGACTGCGCCAGCTGTTCGGTGAACACTTTGATACGTTCCTCAAAAACGTTTTCCAAAGTGCGGACGAGGATGTGCGCCGACATATCGTAGAACTGGCACAAAAGCATGGCTGGGATTTCCACACCGCCACCGAAGAATACCTCGCTTCGTTGGCAGAAAGCACCAACTTCGATAACATGAACGCAAGCTGGTGGCAGAAGATAAAGGAACTGTTCGTGCGGATGCTCCACAAGATAGGCTTTGAGGACTTCTCCGGCGTAACCTTGTCGGACAACGAACTGCGCTATATCCTTTGGCGGAGCTACGAGAACCTTGCCGAGCCGGGAAGATACCGCAGCATATTGGGCGAAGCAGAGGACGTGGCCAAGCAGAACGAACTGAAAGTAGGCAACTATGCACCGGCTGAAACCGCGACAAGCAATGCGGCAGAAGCCAGCAAAAATACGGACAGCGGGGAAGACTTATTCCGTGACAACGAAGACGATGCAAGCGCAATATACGAGAAAGGTGTTGCAAACACATTCTGGCATCGTTTTTCGGAAGGCTGGTATGACTATCTCCGAAGCGTAAGGGTATTGCAGGACGCATTGCAAAAGGCGATGGGCCGGAAGTTGGACGACTTTGAGAATGTATTATTGAACGCCTTGCACAAGACAAGCGTTGACAAGGCACAATGGGACAAATTGAAAAAGAACTATATTGACCCATTGTCAAAATCGTTGGCAAAAGTCGTTGACGGCAAAAAGATGTTCAGGGACGGAAAACTTACGCAAGACGATGTTGAAATATACCTCAACTGCAAACACGGTCTTGAAAGGAACGACAAGTTCGCCATGCGAGATGCCGAGCAGATGCGCGATGAAAGGATAAAAAAGGCAGATGATGAACTGGCAAAAGAAGAGCGTGAAGCAAAAAGCGCAATGGACAGAGCCATTAAACGTGCCGACCAACGTTTGCAGGACGGCGAGATTGACGGCGTTAAGCATGACCAGTTGATAAACGATGCGAAAAAAGAATATGACAAGAGTATTAAAAAAGCCGAAGATGCACATGAAAAGGCCGTGAAAGAAGCAGAGAATAGCGTATCGAAAGACTACCAAAAGAACCGTGAGCGCGACTATTCAGGCCTGACAGAGATATTCGACCCCGAAGGAGAGGCCGGATATACCAACGCGGAGCAGGAAGACTTGGCCAAGCAATACGTTGCGGATATGGAACAGACCGTACAGCAACAAGAGCTTGATGAACTTTGGGACAAGATACATAAGATAAACGCATACTCGTTGAAGAAATCATACGAAAGTGGTCTGATAAGCAAGCAGACATACGAAAGTACCAAGGATATGTTCGATTATTATGTACCGCTTAGAGGTTTTGAGAAAGAAACAGCCAACGATGTGTACGATTACATAACTGAGAGCGACATCCCCATTGAGCAGGTGATGAAACACGCAAAGGGACGTACAAGCCGCGCCACGAACCTTATAGCCACGATGATGAACATGGCCCACAGCTCAATTGTAAGCGGCAACCGCAACTTGGTAAAGCAAAAGCTGTTGAACCTTGCGCTTAACGCGGACAACGATTTGCTGACGATAGGCAACCAGTGGTATGAAGATGACGGCATGGGCGGATGGATACCGGTACAAGAACCTCCTATCAGGGACGGAATGACAGCAAAGGAAGCACGAGAAGTCGTGGAACAGTTCGAGGAGAACATGAAAGAACGCGAAAAGAACGGTGAGGTAAGACGTATGCGCAAAGGCGTATCGTTACCTATCAGGATTGTAGGTAAGCGTGCTGAAAACGAACACGGCGTGCGCGTGAAACGCAACGGCCAAGAATATGTGGTATGGATAAATGGCAATCCGAAAGCCGCACAATCCATCAACGGAATACTTAATCCTGAAACAGAAAGAGGATGGCTGCTTGACCATATCCACAAATTGAACCGATTTGTATCCAAGAACGTAACCTCATTGCGCCCAAACTTCCTGTTGAGCAACCTGAAACGAGACATATTAAGCTCTAACATGGTAGGTTTCGTAAAATACGGACTTAAATACACAAGGATGTTTGACAAGTTCGTAAAAGACAACCTGAGCATTGTTGACGTGAAAGGTGCGAAAGCAGGTAAAATGCGTGGCATATACGCTCTGTACCACCGCTACAACAACGGTACTCTTGACCTAAACGACAAAAGGGACAGATATTTTAAGGAGTTCATGGAGAACGGAGGTGAAACAGGCTACAGCCAGATGTGGAGCATTGACGATTACGAGAAGCAGATACGCAGGACACTGAACAAAGGCATGGCGAAAGAAAAATTCCGTAACGGCTGGCAAGCTGTAGGAGATGCCGTTGAGTTTGCAAACAGGGGAATTGAAAACGTATGCCGTTTCGCCGCTTATATGGCAAGCAGGGAGAGCGGAATGAGCGTGTTGCAGTCGATAGCTGACGCAAAGGAAGCAAGTGTGAACTTCAACCGTAAGGGAAGCGGAGCAATGGGTAACAATGCTGCACGTGCGATGTTCATGTTCCTGAATCCTGCAATACAAGGCTTCATGCAACACAACAAGTTGCTGATGAAATACCCGAAGCGTATGCTGGCCATAGACGGCGGCTTGATTGCGCTTGGCGTGATAGTAGGCCTTGTAAACAGCCTTATATGGGGAGGCGGCGATGATGACGACGATAAGGAAACGGAAAATGACTATTTCAACATTAACCCGTTCGTCCGCCGTAATAACATAGTATTAAGAATGGGCCGGCATGAATATGCAAAGATAGACCTGCCGCAGGAATTAAGGCCATGGTATGGCCTTGGAGAAATAGCGTATGCGGCAATGACGGGGCACATGAAGCATGACAATGTAGGTGTAGAGCTGTTTTCACAACTGACGCAGACAATACCGCTGAACCCGATAACCGGCAATGCGCTCTTATCACCTGATGAGCCTATTGGTGCTAATGTAGCAAGGAATATTTTAGGTTCAATGGCGACCGGCTCAATTACAGACGCATTCGTGTTTGACAAGGACTATGCCGGTAATAAGATAACAAGAGCGAATGACTACAATAAATTTGACCCTGAATGGAAGCGTGCAGGACGAGGAACGTCAAGCCTGATGATAGGAACAACAAAAATGCTGAACGACCTTACTGGCGGCAACGACTACAAGAAAGGATGGTGGGATTGGAACCCGAGCAGATGGGAACACGTGGCGACAAGTATGTTGGGAGGCCGCGTCGAGTTCTTTAAGCAACTGTGGACCACAGGTCAGGCGCTGGTAAGCGGCGATGAAGACGAAAGGAACAATATGCGGAACTATCCGTTTGTTTCAACGTCATACATCAACACGGACAACAACTATAACAGGAATTACCGCCTGAACAACGAGTTTGACTGGTACCAGCATGAGTTTGAACAAGCAAGGCATGAATATAACGGTTTGAAAAATGACAAGAAGAATGTCTTTGAAAAAGCCGAAGAATTTGATGCCTTCATACAAACTCCTGAATACAAGATATACAGGAGGTTCAAGAAGTATGACCGACGGCTGAAAAAACAATTCGAGAAGCTATCTGACGAAACGGATGATGACAAGAGAAAGAAAATAAGCGACAGAATCACCGAAATCAAGAAAGATGCAGTCGAAGAAATGCAGAGCATAAGTAAATAGCTAAAGATGACGAAGATGGGTGGCGATAAAGTCACTGCCCATCTTCGTCATCATCATTACGATACAATTCTATAGGCAGGTACATTCTTCTTGTTGGCTTATACATGTCTGTATTGGTTTGAAACAGGAAGCCGTTTCTTGCATAAAACATATTTGTTCTTGGGTTGTTCAATGAATCCACCGTAATGAACTGACAACCTGACACATCGTATGTGATAAATGTATTTAAGATGAAAGCCAGTATCTGTTCACCTATACCTTTTGACTGTATGTCTTTCCTGACACCCAAGTGGCCAATATTAATAGCAGGAAAAGATGTCTGATGTTGGAAAATCGGTATATATTCATCATTTATTTTACACGATGATTGCTCAATGAAGTCATTTTTATCATCAGAATTGTCAAGGATTACCGCATCGTTTGCCAACGTGAAGATTGCGACAATTTCATTATTTCCAATATTTCTCGCACAATATGAAGAAAAGTAATGATATTTGGAACAAATCAGAATCTCATTGTGGAAGAACTTGTCCAGTTCATCAACACCACAAGAAAAAGAGGACAACTTACCGCTGTCCTCCTCACTTAATCTTTCTATGGATATTTCAATATCCGAGGATAGGATTTTTTCCTCCATTGTTCCGAATGATTTTGTTGTAAACGCTTTTCATGCGAGCCATCCGTTCCTTGACCTCGGCTTTTTTACTTGGCGTTATATCCTTAGATACACACCTCGCAAAATTTTCCCTGAAAGACCTTATTTCTTCCAAGGTCATCTGTGGATTTGAAACTGTATGTATCATATTTTTATGTTTAATGTTTAACCGATACAAAGATACAAAAGTTATTTGAATATGAGTGCTACGGCATAAATTCCGACCTGTAATTTTGATTTTATTAACATCAAAGCTTGCTATTGATGATTGACCGTAAATAGTTAAACTTCTTTGTATATAGCTGCTTGCTATTTTTGCATTGTCATTAAAACAGAAATGATATGCAACCCATTACCACAAAACAAAAGTATAAGCTGCTCCCGATGAGCCACATCACACCGAAGCGTGATAATACGGATATTGATACCGTAGCATTCTCTCAAAAGCATTTCGGCGACCGCCGGGCATTTGACGTGCTGATGGAAGCGCAGCACTACTGGAACCAGATGGACGACTTCCGGCACGACCGGGAGCGCAACAAACGGTACACTTACGGTTTCCAGTGGGATGACGTGATATGTGTGGACGGCAAGAAGATGACCGAGGAGGACTATATCAAGACCCAAGGCAACGTGCCTCTGAAAAACAACCTCATCCGTCGGCTCGTGAGAAACGTGCTTGGCGTGTACCGCAGTCAGCTGAAAGAGCCGACCTGCACGGCACGCGATAGGGACGAACAGAAACTTGGCGAAACGATGAGTACGATATTGCAGTGTAACATGCAGCTCAACCGCATGAACGAAGTCAATGCCCGAAGCATGGAAGAGTTCCTGATAAGCGGCTTCATCGTACACCGCAAGAGTTACGGATGGAGAAACGGCAAGGAGGACTGCTGGACTGACTATGTGCAGCCTAACAATTTCTTCATAGACAACAATATGCGCGATTTCCGAGGCTGGGACGTAACGTGCCTCGGAGAAGTGCATGACGTGAGCTTTGGCCAGCTGTGCGAACAATTTGCCCACACGCCGCAGGAATACCGTCGGCTGAAGGAGATATACAAGTGGGCGGCACGCAGGGAATACATTGCCAGCTATGCCGAGCGTTTCGGTTACAGCCGTTTGGAAAACTACGACTTCCTGCTGACCAGTGAGCCTGGGCGGTGCAGGGTAATCGAAGTGTGGAGAAAGGAACAGAAGCCACGCTACCGCTGCCACGACTACCAAAACGGCGACATATTCAAGATAGAAGTATCGGACTACGAGGAACAAGTTGCTCAGGTAAACCGCGAACGTATGCAGATGGCCAAAGAAGCCGGTATGCCTGATGATGAAGTCCCACTGATAAAGGCCACGTGGTTTGTGGATGACTACTGGTACTTCTACTATCTCTCCCCATTCGGAGACATCCTGAAAGAGGGCGAAACGCCATTTGAACACGGAAGCCACCCCTACGTGTTCAAGGCATACCCGTTCATAGACGGCGAGATACACTCGTTCGTGGCCGACGTGATAGACCAGCAACGCTACACCAACCGCCTCATTACCCTATACGATTGGATAATGAGAGCATCGGCCAAAGGTGTGCTGCTCATGCCGGAGGACTGTTTGCCCGACGGTGTAAGTATGGAGGACATTGCCGAAAGCTGGGCAGAGTTCAACGGTATCATTGTCTACAAACCATCACCGAGCAGACAGATACCGCAGCAAGTTGCCAACAACTCCACCAACATAGGCATTACGGAGTTGCTGAACCTGCAACTGAAATTCTTTGAGGACATCAGCGGCGTAAACGGTGCGCTGCAAGGAAAGCCCGGCTTTTCCGGCCAGAGTGCGTCAATGTACAACCAGCAGGTGCAGAACTCTACCATGTCTTTGCTTGACATGCTGGAATGTTTCAGTCAGTTCACGATAGACGGAGCATACAAGGACGTGAAGAACATGCAGCAGTTCTACGACACCAAGCGTGTATTCAACATTGCCGGGAAAAGCGGCGCACAGATTGAGTACGACCCGAAGAAAATACGTGATGTGGAGTTTGACCTGTCCATCACCGAAAGCACATCCACCCCGGCATACAGGCAGCTCGCCAACGACTGGCTGATGCAGTTGTGGCAAGCACAGGCCATCAGCGTGGAACAACTGTTGGAGTTCGGCGACTTCCCATTTGCCGACGAGCTACTGCAAAGCATCAAGTCGCAAAAAGAGCAAATACAGGACGGAGGTATGCCGGAAGCCATGTCGCCGCAGCTCATGCAGCAAGTGCAGCAAGGTGCGAACATGAATGCCGTAAACATGCTGCATAACGCAATGTCGGCATAAACGGGTGTACTACCTTTGTACCAGTACAAAATCAAAAAAATAAGTATAAAGTTATGGATAAAAAAACAATTTGCATTGACTTCGACGGCGTAATCCACGATTACAGCAAGGGCTTTCAAGGTGCTGATGAATTCGGGCAGATGATACCGAACGCAGATACCGGCACGTCCGTTTTGAAACAGAAAGGCTGGACAATCATCATCTTCACCACGAGGAAGAAAACGGACAAGTTGGAGAAATGGCTGAAAGACCACAACATTACTTACGACTACATCAATGAAAACCCCAACCAGCCCGAAAACACAAGCGGAAAACTGATAGCCGACGTGTACCTTGATGACAGAGGTATTTGTTTCAGAGGAGTTTGGGACCAGTGGCTCGTGAGAGAAATACTCGATTTCGAGCCGTGGGAAGAACGCAGGAAAAAGGAAATTGAACAATTAGCCAACTTCGGGAAAACGGAGGATAGCATTTGGGAACGAGGAAACGAGCGAAGAATAAAAGCCGAAAGTATAGGATAAAAACGAGGCGGACGACATCAAATGATGAAATCCGCCTTGTTTGCTATTTGCGCTTCTTTAAGCGTTTAACCTTTGTCGCACCTCCACCCACGACCTGATAAGTGGCGAGCGGGTCATTTGTCAGCGTCTGAACGCCGTCCAAATTCTGCTTACTTTGTTTCTGACGTTTCATGACGGTTTTTCTTTTTACGGTTCTTGATACACTGTGCATACCAGCTGTAATACTGCTGCCGTTTCAAGTTCTCCACTTCAGGTACAATGCCGCACGTTCCATTACGATAGGCCGTGAAGTAGAAGCACTCCGTTTCGAGGTCGCGCACGTGTGCCTCATAGGAGATATACCCTTTCTGTTTGAGCTTGCGGAAGTTGAACCTATCCATGATGATAAGTTTTCCCTTGCTCCCCGAAAGGGGCATTACATAATAACGCTCACCAGTCTTTGAGTGTGCGTCCTCGGCTTTCTTTACCGCCTCACGCAACCGGAGGCTTGCCTTCAATTTCTGAAATACGTTCATAACAAATCCGTTTTTATTTTATATTGTCGCTGCCGAAACAGCTCTTTTCTTCTTCACCAACATACGTTTCGTGCGTTTCACGAATTTGGGAAGTTCCATTTCGTAGAAACAGATGTGCAGCCCTATGGCACGTGTCATAAGCAGGTCGTCGTGCTTTCCGACAATCGCGCCGTATGCGCCGTTTGGCTTCTTTTCATAGGTAAGGTACTCGTCCAGGCAACGCGAATCGCGCTCCACATACAAATTCTCACGGATGACCTTTACCAGCGTGGATATGACCATCGGCTTTGTAGCCATGTTGGTATGGAAGCCGTATTTGGTGGGCAGGCCTTGCAGGATGTCCTCTTCCGACTGTTTCCGTGCATAGAGGTTGGGATAGACACCCTTAATCTGATTAAGGATGAACTGCGACTGGTCCCCATCCACATCACGCTCCTTGTCGTGCGTTTCGAGCGTATTGCTTTCAATGACGAGCAATGAGTTGTCGTAGAACGCCGCAATCCGCGCCGCTTTCCACGCCAGCAAGTCTATGTCGCAATGCCCGTACCACTGCGCCACGACAGCCGGTCTGCCCCCTTCGGCCATGAAAAGGCGGTCGAACACTACTATGACAGACCAGTCGGCCTTTGAGGAACGTCCTCCCACATCTACAACCGTCAGATAGCGGTCGGTTACTTTCTCATCCTCGTCTATCTCCGGCTTCTCCCATATCCACAACACACCCTGCCTGTCCTCAACGAAGCGCAGGTTCTTGAGCGCGTTCTTGCCCTCGTCGGCATCGGCATACACATCCCCCACAAAACGCGGCTCTTTGCAGTATTTTTTGAATGCCTCAACCTTGTACTTGTCGAATACCATTGTGCCGGAATGCACAAACGCCTCCACGTCGTCTGAGGGATATTCGGAAGCCATGGAAGCATGGTCGTTATATTTGGCACGCTCCGAGATGTACCAGTTGATTGCTTCCAGCGTCGCGCCGTTTTTCCAAAGCCACCAAAGATACTGTCCGCTTTCCTCACGGTTTGAACCCACGTTTGCGTTATTGCGGTTATTATACAAGCCGGTTGCGAACTCTTCTATGTTCTCTACCGGGAGCGAGTATTTCTCGATGTCAAACCAAGAGATGAACATCGCCTCAAACTGCGAAACCTTTTTCCCGTCCACCCATTTTTTCGCATCATCATACTCACGCTGGAAGAAGTTACCCGTACCGTTTGCCGTACTCTCATAGACAATCATCGTATAAGGTTTGTAAAGGACACCCGAACAGGCAGAACGCACGATGTCCTCCGGCTTCTTTCCCTCGGTGGCTTTCCACAAGCCCACCTCGGAAAGATGAACAAGGCTATAATCACCGCCACGGCAACCGTCGGGGCGCTCGGCCGTGCCGATTTTGATTTTGCAGTTGCGCTGCGGCACGCGGTAAATGCTGCCCGACTTTCCTACGCCCACCAACTTAGTCTCGTTCGCATCGTAAGCCTCACCCAGCCTGTGCAGCATCTCTACCGGGTAAGCCTTAATCATGCGGTCGAACATGTCCTTGATTTCATCCGAACCCGAGCCTTGGTGAGCAATGATGAGCGAGTTCAGGCCGACTTTATGAATGAGCTGCAACCAAGCCATATAAAGCTGCGATGTAGTAGAGCCGCCCCATTGGCGAGCCTTGAGCAAGACGATGCGTATCGGTTTACCTGCTTTGCGCAGTTCTTCAAGCCGGCTGACAAAACGTCGTTGCGGACGGGTAAGACGAAAAAGCACGTCATCGCCTCCATCCTTATTCTTTATATATACAAAAGTAGCCGCCCAAAAAGCAAAGTCGTAGCGACAGCGTATGCGGACAAACTGTTCAATGACTTTCAGTCTGTCCTCATCCGTATATTCAACTCCTAAATTATCAGTCAGGAAAGAGCGTATAGAACCGCACTCCACCAACTGTTTCACGAGCGGTACACGTAGCATTTCCACCGGAAGCCACTGCACAGAAACAGGAAAATCGTCAATGACGGCTTTTTTCCTGTCACCTATCGAGCCTTCTCCGCTTATAGGGTCGAACTTGGCGTAAACAACCGCATTACGGCGTTCGTTTTCCTCGATTATTTTCTGTATCGCTTCCCCCCTTGTCATGACTTACGGTTTATAGGTTTGTTCAGGAAAGCAAATACAAGCCCACAGAGGTAACAATACAGGTGCAGCCATGCGTTGGTGTTCGGGAAAATGAAGCCTACACCGATGTAGAACAGCATCCAAAGCTGGAAATACCGTTTACAGGCCACTTCAAACGATATTGTACCGAAAAGCGCATAGACCACGCCCGAAAGTCCTACCGTAGGGCTGTCAAGAGAGAGAAACGTGCCGAGCGTATCAACAGGCATGGTAACCGCCACCACGTAGGCAAAGAGCATACGCAGATACGACACATCATATATGAAAACAACCGACAAGAGGCACCACGCATTGAGGACAGCATGTAAGAACCCTGCATGAAAGAATGGGTAAAGTAGCCGGTTTGATAATGGACACGAACAACAGATACCGACCGCCGACCAGTCGCCAACATGCACGAACGACAATGCCGTCACGGACAACGCGATTATAATAGCCGCAATCTTCTCAACTTTTCTTGTATCCATTTCTTACGCGCTTTACAGACCATAATCTTTGCACTGCCCGGCGTGAGATAGAATTTTGGCGCAGGAGAAGCCACCACGATACTGCAACACGCACGTATAGTAAGTTCCGGCCGCTTCTTTCGCAAGGAAAGCACACGCCGCAGTATTTCCTCGAACATCTCACGCTTCAAAGGACGCATTCCCTTGATATTCACCCCACGGAGCATGGCATAAATGACCTTTGTAGCCCGTATGTCACTGACCCAAAAACGACGAGCCTCCATGTTGACAATGGCTGCATAGACATCGGGCATACGTATGTAATCGCATGACGAGATGTATTCATCATACGCACGCATAAGGTCTTGCATACGCTCCTCGGCGTATTCCATAATCGCTCCGTGGTGCTTCATAAAAAGGCTGTGTTATGTTTCAAAGTTAACTATTGGTTCGTAAAAACTTATACCGTCCTAATGAGTTTGTTCCCCTAAATTTGCAATGCAACAAGAAGCGAAACAATTAAAAATCAAGAATATGCCTGATAAATCAACAGTTAAGAGCAACCGGGAACGATACGCCGAGCGTATGAAGTCCAAATATCCCGACCGCGAATTTGCAGACGATGAAGCGTTATGGGGGCAAGTCAATGAAGATTACGACGGTTACGACAAGGAAATAGCCGGTTACAAGGAACGCGAGAAAGTGTTTTCCGACCTGTTTACCAGCGACCCGCGTAGTGCCGCATTCCTTACCCAATGGCGGAAAGGCAAGAACCCTGCCGTGGCGTTGGTGGAAATGTTCGGAGATGACTTCGTGGAGGAATTGAAAGACCCGGCCAAGCAGGAAGAGCTTGCCGCAGCCAGCAAGGAATATGCCGACCGACTGGCCAAGGAGAAGGAGTTTGACGAGCAGTATCAGAAGAACATCACCAAAACCCTTGAGACGCTCGAACAGATGCAACAGAAAGACGGCTACAGCGATGACGACATAGACAAGGCAATGAGTTTTCTTGTCGGCATCATGAAAGACGGCATTGTAGGCAAGTTCACCCCCGAAAGCATAGAAATGGCCTTGCGTGCCATCAACCATGACGACGATGTGGCCACGGCAGCGCGTGAGGGAGAAGTGAGAGGACGCAACACACGTATTGAGGAAAAGCTGCGTCGTGGCCAGCGCGGTGACGGTACAGCCAACCTCGACGGCAAGAACGGCGGACAAGGAGGAGCAAGGCAGATGCCCGATTTAGGCGCACTGAACCGATACGATGACGGAGGTCAGACCATTTGGGAACGCGGCGGCGAGAAACGCAGACCTGCAAGATAATTCATTATTCACAATTCATAATTCACAATTAAAAACACAGAAAGATGAAGACGTTAAAGAAAAGTACAAGTTTTCTGTATCACATCATGCTGACGCTGTTGGCTGTTGTGATTGGCGCATCGAGCGGCGTGACGATGGCGGCAGCCTCGGACTTGCCCGATGCAGGTAAGACAAACGCAGGAGCCGACGATGACGGTGGGAAAGACCCTACGGCGGGTATCGCCACCGAGACGCAAGGACGTGCGGACGGCGACCCGAATTTCTACATGGCGGACGTGGACAAACGCATTGTCAAAATCCGCCCTATGGCAACGCCTATCGACCAAATCAGCCGATATGCGAAATCAAGCAGTTGCGACAGCTTCGAGGTGAAATATTACAGCGTAGGTACGCGAGAAATCAAGTGTACGACTACAGAAGCCGTAACGGCCATGGCGAGCGGTGCAAGCACCACATTGCCCGTGAGCGACACCAATATGTTCACATTGGACGACACTATCCGCGTGGTAGGTGTTAAAGGAGTTACCAACCCCGATACTGGACAGCCATACGAAGAAGGCGACAACGTACCCGACCTCGTGCTGTGCGTATGCGGAAAAGACCCGTCGACCAACAAGCCTACCGTATATGCAGTGAACGGAGCGATGGACTCGTCAAGCAAACAGCCGATATGGGTGCCGGCCATTCCGAAAGACACAGTGTTGGTACGCATGGGAAAAGCGTGCGGAGAGCTTGATGTGCAGACGGGCCGCTTCAACAACATTCCTATGCCCGAAACACAGTACTGTCAGAACTTCATGATACAGATTGAGCAGTCCACATTTGACAAGATTGCCAAGAAAGAAGTAAACTGGGGCTTCTCCGACATCGAGGAGGACGGCATTTATGATATGCGTCTTGCTATGGAAAACAGCTATCTGTTCGGCGTGAAGAATAAAATCAAGCACGTAAGTAAGGACGGTATGCTGACATGGTTCACCGGCGGCTTGTGGTACATGGCCGGAAAAGACATCGAAGTAGGTGTATGGAACGAGGAGAAACAATGTGCCGAGATTACTGACGAGAACCTTGTGGACATCACCAAAGACCTGTTCGTGGGCACTGGTATCGGAAATAAACGCAAAATCCTGTTCTGTGGTTCGGATATGCTTGCCGCTTTCTCTAAAATCAAGAGTGAGAAATTCCGCCTGAAAGACACTGTTGAAGTATGGAACCTGAAGTTCAAGAGCTGGGACACCGACTTCGGCGAAGTGCTGACCATCCATCACGAACTCTTCGACATGAACGGCATGAGCGACTGCGGCTTTGCAATGGACCCGGAATATCTGTCGAAGAAAACCCATGTAAGCTGGGCACGCAACGTGCTTGACCTGCAAAAGGCCGGTATCCGCCGCACGGACGCCGTAGTCATTCAGGAGGTGAGCTGCCTGTACCTGCGCTATGCAAAGGCACACGCACGCATGAAACTCGCCCAAGCCCCCAAAGGAGTAGGCGCATAAAGACAACCAATGACACCGACCGTTCAGGGAGGACACAAAAATCCTCCCTGAACAAATTATTCAAAACGTGAATATGAAAAAGCATTATAAATCAAAGACCGCGATAAGCATCAACGTGGTGCTGAAGAGCAAGAAAAGTATGCACATTGCGTTCACCGCCCAGTCGGACGGGAGCAGCGTATATACGACCGACAACCCGGATGTACAGTACGCACTTGAACACCATTACAAGTACGGCAAGCTGTTCAAGTTGGTAAATACCGAGAGCGAGGCCGACATCAAAGCCAAGAAGGAAGCCGAGGAAGCTGCCGCTAATGAAAAGAAAGACGAGATACGAAAGGTAAGCGTGAGCGACCTCGCCGCGGCAAAAGACTTCCTTGCCGACACTTTCGGTATTAGCCGCACGTCGTTACGTTCGGAGAAAGCCATCATGGAAGCCGCCAAGGCGAACAACATCGAATTTGAGGGACTGGATTAAATGATAGTACAGGCTGAAAATATGGCAAAAGCCGTGCGCGTGGCTATCGACATGAACCACAACAGCACGCCGTTGCTTGCGGATGAGGATTTGGACACGGAGACTTTCGATGAAATCATCTATGCCAAGCTGTGCGACGCGGTGCGCATGGTGGAAATGGAAGCCCCGCTCAACCTGTTGGAGCAAGGCCACCAGTTCGGCGAAGCCGTGACATGGGGCGAGAACGGGAAAGGCTGGATATTGCTACCCAATGACTTCATGCGCCTTGTCGTATTCAAGATGAGCGACTGGCGTTATGCCATATCGGAAGCCATCACACAGGACGACCCTATCTATACCCGTCAGTTCTCGAAGTGGAAAGGCATCTGCGGCAATCCCGAAAGGCCGGTAGTCGCCCTTGTGAACCGGGCCGAGGGGCACGTGCTGGAATTTTTCTCCTGCAAAGACAATACGGCTACCGTAGACCAAGCCGTTTATATTCCGCTTCCCAAAATAGACGCCGACGGAGGTATCGACGTGAGCGAAAAATGTTACCGTGCTGCCGTTTACCGTGCTGCCGGTCTTGCCCTTGCCAGCATAGGCGACCAACTGTCAACGACGATGATAGAACTAAGTAAATCTTTGCTTGACTAAAAAGAAAGAATATGAGCAGTATATATAACGAGAACATACAAGGCAACCTTTCGACAAGCCGCGACATCACCGCCGGCGGACACCTGAATGTGCGTGGCAACTCCGTGTTCGGCCATAATGTAGTCATCAAAGGTTGGTTGGACGCAAAGAATATCAAAGGCCCGTGCAAAGGATTGTATGCATCGGAAGAAACCTTGAATGAAGCCTACCCGAAACCCATGCCGGGATGGTATGCACTTGTCGGTAATACATTACCGGCAAATGTTTATCGTTCAGACGGTGGCAAATGGGTAGCGACAGGCGAGCAAGGCGGCGAAGTGAATTTGTATCTTGACCAGCTGGAGGAAGATGTAGCCAATCTTGACGATGATGTTAAAGACATCCAAGAGCTTATCGGTAACGGTTTTTTAGTGGCTGGCAGCGTACAGTTTAACGCTACGGCTACGGAGGTAACCCTAACATACAAGCTGCGAAAGTCTGACGGTACTGAAACACCTTACAATGTTACCGTGCCCATCGTCACGCCGGAGAAAGCCGGCATGATGAGCGCGGCGGACAAACAGTCATTGGCGAAGGTGTTGACAAACATAACCGAGCTTGAACAGGCCGTATGGCCTCTCACGGCCTCATTCTCTGCGTCTCCGTCGGTCATTGAGTACACAGGGCAGGCCCAGGAAACCACATTGAGCTGGACGGTCAAGCGCAAGGGAGCGAACGCGACGGTCACGAGCCTGACGGTGAAGCAGGGCAGCAACAACGTATATTCGGGCACGGTCAACCCCGGCAGCCAAAAGGTGAGCGTCAACACCAAGGGTTCTACAAAGTACGACCTATCGGCGACGGCGGACGGGCTGACCGTCACGGGCTCGGCTGTTGTAAACATGGTGTTGCCCATGTACTTCGGGTTCGCGGAGGCCACATCGGCAAGCGCGCTCAACATAACATCGCTCACCAAGCAATCAATAAAGACAAGCCCCGGCGGCACCTACACACTCACCAACGGCACCGAGGGCCATTACATGTGGCTGTGTGTGCCGTCGACGATGACAATAAACAAGGTGACTCTCAATGGGTTTGACGTGCCGATGGAGGCAGCGCAAAGCGGCAGCACAAGCTTAGGCGGCTACAAGTGCTACCGAAGCAGCAACGCCTTGCAGGCGCAATCATTCACAATAGTCGTTTCATAATAAATTTTCTGAGACATGGCAAAAATAGATATTGCGGGAGAATTGAACGCGGCAACCACGGAGCGCATCGTTGCCGATTCCGCCCAGATTAGATTTCAGGACACGACCGTTGAGAAGGCAATGGTCACTTACGGAGACTTGGACGAAATAGACGATGTTCCTGGCGGCGGTGGAGGTGACGACCCGGAAACCGTCACCGCGTCAATACCTACCATATTGTTGTCAGAACTTGACACCTTAACCGCCGCGGCAGTCACGGGCAGCGGTGACAGCATATACAAGGTAAGGCTTACCGAGAATGGTGTTGTGGTTGGCATCCTACAGATGTTCTCCGACAACATGGTGCATGTAGCAAGCCAAGCGCTCATCACACACTATACCGACTCAGGCACATGGTCGACGCACAAGGACGATGAGGTTTACATATATTACCGAAGCTATGGGATTCAACAGACTACAGCGATACCGCAGGGCACGTGGTCGGAATGGAAGAACATTGTCATTCCGTCCGTTGCCAACCTGTTGCCGCCCTATGCAACGTCAACCAAATATGGCACGGTGAAGCTTGGCAGCGATGTCGTGCAAGCCATAGCGGCAGAGGAGCCACAATCAGAAACAGGGCGCACATACCCAGTGCAGAAAGATGGTGACGGCAAGCTTGTGGTGAATGTACCGGGTGGCCCTGCGTCTTCATCCGTGCTTGTCTTTGATGGCATTGAGGAGGGTGAGATAACCATTTTGGACAGTACCCCCGCAGATTTCACGGACATCATTTGGTCAAGCCACAACAAAAAATTCGCCGCGAAGACAGCTGACGGGCAATACTACTCCAATTGGCCGAGGAACGAGCGGTATAACGGTAACATGTTAGAGTATGAAGATGGAAATTTATTCGTTTGCGTTTCCAATTCGATAGCTCCTACCGTAGGGTTCACCAATGGTGTGTATGCCAAGGTGGCCAAGGCGGCACTTGGCGGTAGCTATACTACCGTGCTTGAGAAGGTGGCGGAAGTTAACATAGCATACAGCAACGCCACCCCGTCTGCCGACGGCCTGATGAGCAAGGAAGACAAGGCGAAGGTTGACGCGGCGTTGACAGGTGACGGCGTGGCATCGGTGAAGGTTGTCACGGTGCTGCCGGAAGTACAGGAAGACAACATATTGTATATCGTCATAGCAGAGTAGGCGTGATATGGACTTTTCTAACGCAGCAGACATGTATGTAGGTTCAAGCCCTGTCAAGGAGGCATGGATGAACGGCAAGCTCGTGTGGCACAGGCCCGATAACATAGGGCTTATGCTCACGGGGGGGCAAATCATTGACTACACGCAGGTCATGGCAGAGGGCAAGACATACGAGTTGTCGGAGGTTGTCGGCGTGACGGTACAGGAGGCAAAGGTTAGCTTCATCATTCACCCGAATTATGCAAAGAATGGTCAGACGTGCTATTGGTCTTGGGGTTCACCATCATTGTCGGAGAGCCTGTTCCGCACAAGACTGGAGACAGAGGCCGACGACCATACCACAGGGTACGAAGACACGCAGACGCTCATCGCTGATTTTGACAGAAATGGCGCAAGCTGGGGCAGGCCAAGCAATGAGTACGCTGTCTATGCTGCCGACAACGTAACGTTCAGCAACGACGAGAAGGGATACTTGATGTCGGCGGGCGAGGCAGTAATTATATTTGACAACAGAATCATAATAAACGCCTTGCTTGCAAAGATAAACGGGGCGGACACGATTGTTGACGGCAAAGGAATTTGGACATCCACGCTCAACCTCAATGAAGCTAATAACCAAATACAGGCATGGTATCTACTGGAAGAGCCTGGCACTCACCGCATCGACGGGTGTGACGTGCAGGGCATGAAGTATGTAAGGCCGATAGCGAGGCTGATTAACAATTAAAACATATAAATCATGGTAAAGAAAACGACATTATATAACTCAGATAACGAGAAGCTGTACCCCAGGACATCTGCGGAATGCGTAGGCTACGGGGATGGCACGGTGAAGGACGCGCTGGACAACACGGGTGTAGGCGACTACCCAACGTTCAGCGACAGCACGGCATATAGCGCAGGAGAAGTCGTGAACTACCAAGGCAAGCTGTACCAGTTTACCGCTGACCACGCCGCCGGGGCGTGGACGGGAACGGACGCAGCGGAATGGAACTTGAAAAAAGATTTAATACAAATAAGAAGTTCACTACATATCGACGATTTTCAAAGTGGGTTTTATGGTATGGTGAACTATAACGGGTATGTTAATTCAATAATTTCGAGTAACGAAAGTTATGTGTGCAAATCCTTAAAAGTTTTCAAAGGAGATGTAATATACATTACTTTTAAAGGTTATAATTCAAGTAATGCAAGGGTATACGCACTTACGGATTTAACCAATAAGATTCTTGATTTAGCGGATAACAAAGTCGATTTGTCGAATAAAAAAATTGACGTAAATGAGGATGGCTTTTTATACGTCAATTTACTAAAAAATAATATAGATTCCAATTCTGAAATATTAATACAATACAAAGACACTTTATTTACCGACTTACAAGGAAATATTACCGACTTACAAGGAAATATTACCGACTTACAAGGAAATATTGACATCGTAAAATCAGAAGTGAATATTGCCAAAAGTAGCATTGTAGATGTAACGATAGACGATAATCACAAAAGTCATATGTTGGAAACTGAATTTGAAGCCAACCAAATAATTACAATTTATTGCAAGTCGGAAGATATAGAATACAAAGCAATAAACGGTAATATAAAGTTTGATGATGAGTCTCAAAAGGCAGTACAAATTCCTTTGAACGATAAATTGGAGGGTGAAGTCATTTTATCTTATACACAAGGCGGTAAATTGATGAATTTCGGGCTACCTAATTCAACGCAATTAGATGGAAAAAGTTTTAACTTACATTTTAGAATAATCGTATATGATAGCTACAGATTAAGCTCGGAAATTTCTAAAAATACAGCGAACATTAAAGCTGTTCAAAAAGATTTGTACGGAGGAACGGCAAGTCCTGAAACGGAATTGATGACCAACCAATATTATCTCAGTGCAATAAGTCGTTCACTTGTCGAAAGAGTTAACGCAGACTATAACATAACAAAATATATCCAAGTTCAGCAAGGCGATATTATAGACATATTAGCTTCGGGAACTGCAAATAATGTAGGTTTGTTAGGTTTCAAAAAAACAATAACGGATAATTCCATTTCTGATTTTCCCGTAGATGAAACATTAGTCGTATCAAAAGGAGACAACACGGAAGCAACCGTAATTATTGAGAATGACGGATATATCGTTGCTTGTTACAGAAATAATGCGGATTTTTCATTAAAAATTAAAACAAAAAATGTTTTAGACGATATTGAAAGCCTTAAAGTAGTTCAAAAAGAATTGCAGGATGATGTGAAAAACCTGCAAGAAAGTATTGATATAAAAACGCCTTCAAATCCTTTGGACAGTATTATTACAGATGGAGGAGATTTGGGAATATTTACCATTGTTGGCCAAATAGGGGATAGCCTTGCAAGTGGTGAAATGGCTTATGCCGATGCAGTAGATGAAAACGCCACAAAATACGTGGATATGTATGACCAATCATGGTTGAGTTTTATCGGTAGGGCTATCAACAGGACAATATACAATTTTTCAAGAGGAGGGGCAAGCACAACATCTTTCCTCGCAGGAGAAACTGCATACCCATCAGATTATATGGATGGTGCAAATATCTTTGATACGTTCCAAGAAAAGAAATGTCAGGCATATTTTATAGCATTGGCGCATAATGACAGGAATCAGGTTATTCGTAGCGAAGAATATACTTCCGCAGTAGGCGATGAAGCGAAATTAGCCATTATAAAGGCAGCTGTTGGAAGCCCCTCTGATATAACGGATGTAAATAATATAATGTCAAATGATACTGACACCTTTTACGTTAGGTATGCTAAAATAATTAAACACATAAAACAAATACAGCCTTTCGCAAAGATATTCCCCATAACTTGCAAAACAGGACGTTCCAAAAATAGCCAATGGGAAAAAGAGGGTTGGAATAATGCAATTAGATATATGGCTGAGATATTTGACGATATTTATATTATAGATATGGGAAAATGGGCTGAAAGCATGCCCTCTTGGCATTATACGCAAGGGCATGGAAATGCGATGGGATATAGGGCATATGGTAATGAGATAGCAACCTATTCAGACTGGATAATTAGAAATAATAGGAATTTATTCAAATATACATCTTTTATTGGCACAGACATTCAAGATGCGGCTATTATTTCATCTTCAATAGGTAGTGTTGGCAGCGAGTGGAATTAAAGAGAGATTAAGGAAATATCCGAGCAAAAATAGACACTCTATGACAGACGCAAGCATGAACACGGGAACGAAAGCAGTGGGATTCACACTGATGGGCAGCGAGCTTGTGGCGATGATAAGCGACGCGAGGTGGCTGCTCGTTGTGATAATGGTCTGCGTGGTCGCCGACTTCCGCTACGGCTGGGGCGAGAGCAACAAGCGTTATGAACAGGCGCGTTCGGAGGGAGACAAGGTGGGGATGCACGCTTTCAAATGGCGTACATCAAGGGCTGTGCGCAGGACTGTGAACAAATCGGTGGATTACTTGATTTGGGTGTGCCTCGGCATGCTCATAGGATGGGCCATACTTAAGCCTTTGGGTGTAGATTACATGCTTGGGGCTATAATAGCAACAATCATAGCTGTTTGTTGCGAGGCAAAATCCATCATTGGGCACTTCATCTACCTGCATGGAATCAAGATAGAGGAAAAGACAGTGAAAGGGTTCTTCAAGGCCTTTGCCGTTGCCATCGCAAAGAAAAAGAACGCAGGCATCGGCGAGGCCCTTGAGGACGCCTTGGAAATGACAGACAAAGGAGGTGACAATGGAAATAAAAGTGAGAAGGATAGCTAGGAGACAGGGCTATACGATTGCCCGCCTGTACGTTGACGGGCGGTACTTCTGCGACACGCTGGAGGACGCCGACCGTGGGCTTGGCTCGGGCATGCCGCTTGAGAAGATTTCCCGGCTGAAGGTGTACGGGCAGACGGCGATACCCACGGGGCGTTATGCCGTGACGCTGGATGTGGTAAGCCCCAAGTTCAAGGACAGGGCTTGGGCCAGGCCATACGGCGGTAAGGTGCCGCGGCTGCTGAACGTGCCCGGCTTCGATGGCGTGCTCATCCATGTGGGCAACGACGCTTCGGACACGAGCGGCTGCATATTGGTGGGCAGGAACACCGTGGTGGGCAAGGTGACCGACAGCACCGCGACGTTCCACGCGCTCATGGGGAAGCTGCTGGCGGCCAAGGGTGACATTTGGCTGTCGGTGGAGTAGCTTCCAAAATGGGAATAACTGCGACAAGTGCAATAATTGCAACAGTCGCAAAGGCGCTCTTTGACATCGTGGGACTGCTGTAAAATAAATACAAAATTTTCGGGAAATTATATACAATATTCCAAAAAAATTATATATCTTTGCATCGTATAAAAAGCCCTTACTGCCATAAGGGCTAAAACGACAGACGGTGTGCCCGTCTAAAAGTTTTAAATATGATGACAAAATTAAATAATAAATTCGAGAAACGCAAACGTATCTCTAAAAAAGAGGCGTTAGAGTTGCTTAAAGATTGTTATGAAGACATCTTTAAGGCGTATTACAATGGCCTGGCCAACTATAACGAAGAAGTTAATATGACCATACCAGAAGCAAGAACAAGACTTGTTGGCCCTCTGCTGAATGCAAAGATGACCGAGAGTTTTATTCTTGCATTTCCCGAGAATTGGAGCAAGGGGAAATACGGGCGGATAATCTTCCGCTGGAATGGTGTACTCATGCTTATTAAGAAGCTGAATAAGAATGACAAGCCATCGTACATCCCGACAATACTTTCAGACTCCATTGTCAACCAATACCAATTACCACTATTCCCTGACGATGAAGGCAAGGAAGAGCCGATATTGATATTTGGATATACAAAGGACAATTACGGACAGCTTATAGACCCGAGGATTGTACTGTATGACGATGGGGTTCGATGGACTGCCTATATGGAAGATGGCGTAAAAATGCCGAAAGCCGATACAGGTACGCAGGAGATTGTTGTCCGCCTGAAAAAGAAAGAGACAGGAGAGAAGAAAGCAGAATAATAATTGGGCACACCGTCTGCTTTTTAGAACGTATAAAAGCAATGTCTTATGAAATGTGAACAGCTTACATTCGCAAGGGAGTACAGGGGATTGACCCAGACGGCACTCGCCGCAAAGGTCAAAGGGCTGTCGCAATCCAACCTGTCAAAGTACGAAAAAGGGTTTGGCGGGCTGTCAGACAATATGCTAAGTTTGATTATGTCTGTCCTTGATTTTCCGATGAAGTTTCTTGACATGAACATTGTGAACAAGGTTGACAGCAAGCATTACAGGAAAAAGGCTACCATAACCGTAAGGACACGCAACGAGATAGACAGGACAATATCCTTGATAGCCTATTGTTTCGATTGGCTCTGCGAGTTTGTCGAGCTTCCCGACTATACATTTGGCTATTACGATTTGGATAGTGGAATAAATAGCGAGGAGCTCGCAACGTTCATAAGGAACAAGTACAGGCTTGGGATGTCACCTATTTGCGATATTTGCAATTTTCTTGAACGCAACGGAGTGTTCATTTACATGTGGGACAGTCCTATTGACGACTTTGACGGAGTTTCCTTGATAACTGATGCCGGCAACCATCTTGTGATAATGAACAGGAACAGGAGCAACGACAGAATAAGATTTACTCTTGCCCATGAATTGGGACATATACTGATGCACGAATGTCCAAATTATCCGGTTTTCAACAACAGGGATAAAGAAAAGGAAGCCAATTCGTTTGCATCAGAGTTCCTTATACCTACACAAATGGCAAAACGCAACTTGTCAAATGTCAAACTGGGACAACTTCCTGAATTGAAAAAATATTGGCTTGTTTCTATGGCTTCGCTTTTGGAAAAGGCGAAAAAAATCAATGCTATTACAAGTGAAAAGTACACTTCTATGAGGATAGAGTTCAGTAGACGGCATTGGAACAAGAAAGAACCATACGAAGTGCCAATAGATAATCCTACTGTCTTTGAACAGGCATACAGACTCGTATCAGACACATTAGGATATTCAATCGACATGATTTCAGAAAGCACAGGCTTACCAAAGGATGTTTTGATAAAGATTTTCGGCAAATCGGCAAAGATAATATCATTAAAGCCACAAGTATAACAATTTTTATTTTGACAATAAGCGGCAGTTCCACGGTCATGGGGCTGCCGCTTTTTTGTTGGCTAAAAAATAGGTATATGGATAGAGCGAGAATTTTGATTTTGGGGTTATTGTCGGTTGTGCTGCTTGTTGGCTGCACTACGACGAGGTACGTTCCCGTGCCGTCGGTGAGCGTTGACAGCGTTTACGTTGACAGGTGGCAGCGAGACAGCGTGTATGTGCGTGACAGCGTGTTCGTCAACCAATGGAAGAAAGGCGATACGGTGTTTATTGACAAGATGGTGACTAAGTACAAGTACAGGGACAGGTGGCGTTACGATACGGTGGCGATTGTAAGGCGTGACACCGTTCAAGTTCCGTATCCAGTCGAAAAAGATTTGGGTTGGTGGCAGCAGACGGAGATATACGGTTTCCGCGTGTTGGCCGCACTTCTTGTTATCGGCTTGGTGTGGAAATACCGAAAAGCAATCATGGCGTTCATCCGCAAACTTATATAGGAGGAAACGATATGGAACAAACATTGAGCGTAAACAAAGAAAACGTGTACAACGAAGTGGCCAAGACTACTTCATACACGGGTGCAAAGATGGATGACGAGGCGGCATACGACCGCATTTTCACCACCGAGGAGGACAAGACCATGCTGGAACGGTTTTGGGACGAGAGCAAGAACACCATCTGCAACAGCATGAAAAAATTTCTTGTGAACGAGAAAGAAAGCAACGACACGTACACACTGACGCTTAACCTGTCGGCCTCGTTTGACGAGAGCCTATTGGAAAGCATGGAGCGCAGCCTGTTTAGCTTCTTCGTGATGAACATCACGGCCAAATGGTACACGCTTGCCAACAAACAAGAGGCGACGGACTATGCGGCTGGAGCGGCTACGAACGTGGAGGACATCATGCGCAAGGCATTCTTCAAGAAGAAGCCGAAACGCCCAACATACAATTAAATTGAGAGTGAAGAATAAGAGTTAAGAACTAAAAACATACGATTATGGCTGAAAACAAAAAAACACTCACTGTAACGCAGGAAGTGAAAGAACTGATGTTTGACATCATGAACAAAGCCTACCTGACCGGACAGGCACGAGAATTTGAGGGTACAAAGAACTACGAGGCCAGCTCTAATATGCAAGCCTCAGAAGACTTGGAGAGCAGCTACCAGTTGCGCCGCAGCCTTGCCAACGCCTTTTCGAGCCTGAAAAGCCTGCTTGGGGAATACTTGGACGAGAACAAGAGCACATCGGACAACATTATTCCTAAAGAGATTGACGATGACGGCCAGCTGGTGCTGGCATTCAAGCTGCCCTCGAACTACAACAACGCCTCGGCGGACAGCTTGGGCAACGGCATACACGCATACTTGGTTGACATGGCTCTGTATGAGTGGTTCACCATTACCAACAAGGCAGACGCACAAGACTACCTGAGCCACTCCACGGCGAGCCTTGAAACGGTAAAACGCGCTTTGTACAAGAGAAGCCGCCCGACAAGACCCACATACAATTAAGTGAAGAATTAAGAGTGAAGAATTATGTTGTATTGCTGTGGAAAGGAAGATAAGAAAAAGAACGTCGTCTTGACATTCAAGCGTGCGGAGCTAATCTACGATGCGGGCAACTACTCGTTCGTGGTGGGTGAAATCATACCCGAAGGCGACGAATGCAGACGGCATCAAGTATTCGACATAACACAGGACGGAAACGTTGACCGCGTTACGCGGGTGCTGAACACCGCCCATGCGGAATGCGTGGAAATGCTCTACCCCTACACCAAAGAAGAAATACCCGACAATCAGGAAACGCTTGATGATGTGCTGAAAGAGCCGGAGGTGTACGAAATCAAGCTGACGCTGCCTGAAGGATTTTCCCTGACGACACTGCATATGCTGGAACACCTGATACATGAATACCTTGTGTGCAGGGTGCTGGCCGACTGGATGAGCATCACCAACCCGGAAAGCGAAGCCAACTGGGAAAAGAAATTCACGACGCTAAGGAACAAGATACGAACATCGCTTGTATCACGTACAGGAAAAGTAAGGCGGAAGTTAAAGCCGTTCTGACATTAAAAGCAAGAGCCGAGGTGCATCACGCATCCCGGCTCTTTTTGCAAACAATCTAAAAACCTTAAACTAACTAATCAAAACTAACAACTTTATCGTGGTTTATTTGTGAGGCGCGGCGTGAATTGAACCGTGCAGCCGTCTATGCACTCCGCCTTGTCGAGTTTGCAGATAAGCGCAAGACGGAAATACTTGTACGGTGTGCCACGGAAACCGCGCAGATACTTGTCAGTGCTGCTCCAAACGATGTGCCAGTCAAAGAGGTTGCGGGAACCATAGAGGACTTGGCACACATGTCCACGCCGGAAATATCCACGCTGGATAATGGTGTCTATCGTCTTGAAGACATCGGGCTGCCCCAGCTTGAACGGACGGGTGACGATGAGAGCCGTTATGCCCTCCGCATCGGAGAGGGAGTAATTAGCCAGCTTGTTGCCGGACACCATGGCGAGCGCATCTGGATAGGAGTTCACATTGTCAGTGATGTCGCTGTGTATCATTCCCCACAGCTTTGACTTCAGGGAATAAACGTATGCATAGTTTGCGGCAGAGTTGTAAACGACGATGCGCTGGTTAGTATAGTCGTAAATCATGCGGCAATCCGCCAGGAAGTCTCGGAATGGCATTAGCGTGGCGTTTTCAAGCGTGATTTGTTCTCTCTTGTCTGCCCGGTTGTTGTAGAGTTCCACAAGTATGTCAGCTTTGGGCAGTTCGGCAATGGTGAAATAGTCATTGCTGTTGATACCATCGGAGAGGCAGGCCGTTTCCGAGCCGCTGATGAGCATGATGCCACGGTCGGTTGCGAAAAGCACGGCACTGTCAATCTGCGTGATGCTGTCAGGATTGATGCAGACATCGCGCGTGATAGGCTGCTTGGCAGAATATGTGCCGCTTTGGGAAACTTCCAACGCCCATACTCCATCCGTGGAGAAGGCGTACAAAGGGAACTGTCCGAACTGCCCCTGGGAGAGAGCCTTGGCTGCCGAACTGATGCCAAGGATGGTGCCGGTGCCTATGGTGTTGATGCCAAGTACTGGGAAGCAGAACGGATTGTTGACCTCGGAGGTGTAGATTTTATCCGTTGGTACGTAATCGCTTCCTCGGGGTACTTCGGAGACTGCCTCGGCCTTGTATGCCAGAGGTTCGAAATTATTGAATGCGTAACTCCCATTGAGGAAATCGTGCTTTTTCAGTGATATGCGATGGATACCCCCGGCCGTATCGACAAGATAGACATTCTTGGCGTTAGTGTTCGGGTAGAATATCCATGTGAGGAACCCCAAGTTGAAAGTTCCCAGAAACGATGTGTCATTCCTGACGTGAGTGACAAAGGCCGTGTCGTTTTCTTGGATTTCAAAATATACATCCCCAATGGTCTTGTTTATGTCATCAGGCACTTCATTGAATCCTGAATTATCAAAAAAAGGAGCGTCAAACACATTGTCGAGGCTATCACCCTCAAAAGGAATGATGTTCTTGACGACAAGGTTCAGCCGGTTGTTGTAAGGATGGGCCACGCTTGCAATGCGCTTGTCTGCCGAACGGTAGTCATCTTTAACATTTTCCTTGACGGCAAGGTTCTTCAGCTTGCCTTCGCCGAAATCAACGTTTAATGAGATTGGAAGAGTGCCGGTTCCAACAACTTTCTCATACTCAATTGACTCTAGCAGATAGAACTGGTTGTTTCCCACGATACTGTCATGAAATGACATTTCCACGCCGTCTGCGGATTGCCTTGCGAGCTTTACTGCTATATATTCGTCGATGTCAATTTCACTCTTTGCTTTAGCGTAGTAGACGGTGTCTGAACCTATGCTTCCTTCCCGAAAGACCTTAACATCGGTGTTGGGGTCGCCTTCCTGCACACCTGCCGTTGATGCCACGGTAGCTTTGTCTACCTTGTATATCTTATACCCATCATTAACAGGCAGGCCTAATTTTTGTGCATCGCTCACATTGATGGTTGGCAACTCCATGTATTGTGGAGCTGAGCCGGTGCTGGCATGATACGTGAACATTTCAAAGCTGCCAGAAGGTTCTCCCTTGAGATTCATCCATGCATATGTGGCACCAGAATCCCAATACCCCTGCCATGTTGCCTGATAACCAATGCTAACCTTTGCGATGTCATTAAAGCCGCTTCCGAGCATGTCAATTAACTTCGGACGGTATGAATGGATGCTCCCATCGATGGTGGCATATCCACTTGCATAAGTTTCACGCTCTTCATTTATGCGCCCCAATCCGATGATGCCGTCATTATCGGCTGTATATCCAATGATTTGTGGCGTAACCAATATGTCTATATGGGTGATGATGTCCTTCCATTTCTCATCGGCAGGCATGAATTCAAACGAAAGCGATGCCTCAGGAAGCAAAAACAGCGGGCGTATCTTTTCGTCTACAACATTCAATAACAGCAATGGTTTGCCTGTCGACGACGGAATCACCAGGTGAGGTGATGTGTACATAATCCGGCTGCCATCGAACAGACGATATGCAAACCTGACAAAGAAGGGAAAATTGAAAGCCCCTTTTTCCTGAGATTCAGCAATCATGCGGTTTAGCAAAGCGAAAATCCTGTTGCATAATTGCGGCTTGTTTTCCTCGTCAATGAACACCTCGTCGGCGTGGCCGGCCAAGACATTCTTGAACTTGTCTAAGTTTACCACGTCGTTGAAATCGTAGAACTCATCCTCATTCGACTCAAATTCCGTACTGCTTTGCAGGCTCACGTTTACATATGTAGCGACCCGAATAGGGGAGGGGCGCTCGCCCAGATTAATGTAATTGTCATCTTTCCAGTATATGTAAGAAACAGGATTGTCGGAGACCATTACGAGCACGTTGCCAAGGGCATTGACGGAATCGACCTGCTCGAAAACTCCTATGTCGTGCCTTGTCTCTTTGTCAGTGTCAGCCCAAGTCAAAGCCCCTGTAGATACATTGTATATAATGTAATGTGAGAACAGCGCGGTAGTGTGGATGCACATGACCTTTTCGCCTGCGTTAAGATGCAGCAGAATCTTTGGCGGGAGTACCGGTTTCAACGCACCGTCCTCGGGCACCACTCCGATGGACAATGCAAGTTGTCCGTCGGCACATCCGTAGTCGGACGGGGTAGCTGTAAAACCGTTATATTGTATTTCTTGTATCATCGTTCAGTATGTGTCTGTAAATTATCGGTAATACCATGCCAATGGCGGGCAGTGATGTGGGTGAGCCTACACCGAGTTCCACCTTTCCAAGATGCGAGCCGCTTGCCCTGATGACATACCGGCACAGCTTTTGAGACCATGCCCTGAAGTGGCGACTGTTGGGATGCGTTGGAAAACAAGTTGCCTCATGCCGCCCGACTGTAGGTGCATGGAACTTGACATACATGTAAAGTTCACCGTCGCCATCCAGCAAGTCTATCACATCCCCACGTTGCAGGGCAAGCACCTTAGACACGTGCGCCGAAATGTCAATGCGTCCGTCAGAGCGAAAGGTTATGTCCGTCTTGCGCGTGTTTCCGAGTATGCTCTGCATAAGCGAATGGTTTTACGTGTCGGTAAATCAAACTGGTAGTAGGTCTTGCCCTGCGGTGTCTGCCGAACAGAAACGGACAGTTTGACAGGACGAAGCGCAGGCAAGCCATATTCAAAGAAGATGCGCCCGACAGAGGGACACAGCGTTTCAAATCCGATGCAGCGGTACTTGCCGTTGTACTGAATTTGGCAAAGCTGGGTAGGCTCGCTGATTTCAGGACTTAGCATGAAACCGAACGTGCCGCCCTGCGGTATTCGGAACACGAACACCGATGCACCGTCCACTCCGCTGCTTTCTGCGCATTTCTTCATGTGAAAGAAAAGACGCTTGGAGAGGGTCACGGAGTTATCGGAAGGGTCGGCAATCACATAGTAGCTAAGTGAACGCCACTTGTTTATGAGCTTCGTGAATATCATGATGCGAAAATAATCAGTTATGCCTTAACAGACGGTTTATGTTTTAACCTACGATTGGTGTAATCTTTCCGAGAGCGGAATGAGATAGTCTCAATATAACTGAAAGACATGGTTGTCATCAGCGTATCGCGATGTCTGTCTGCATCTTCTTTCGTGCAGAAGATGTAGGAGCAGATTTCCATTTTGTCTGTACCTTTTGTGCCCACTATGTTGGCATAGTATTTACGGCCAAAGAGAAAGGCGATGATTTCTTTCAATACTGTTGTTTGCATAGTTATTATTTTTGAGTTTATAATCAGAATATAGAAAATTCTATTGCGCCAATTTTTATTTTGATGACCTTAACCGCATTGCGCACGTTCGGTGCGTCGAAATTGAATTTACCATCCACTCCGGCAAACGCTTCCATGTAGGACTTTAATTTTTGCGTCAACGGAGGAAGAATGCTTGGAGCGAGGTCAGCTTGCCGCAATTTCGCGGCCAGCAGACTGTCCATTTCCTTATTGTGCGCTTGCAGTAGGTCGACGAACAGCACGGACATGATAGCATAGCAACGCATCTCGTCGTAAGGATAATCAGGAACAGCACGTTTGAACTCGCCGTTGACGGAGAAGTATAGGATGAGTAAGTCTTTGTGCAGCTCGCTGATACACATATCCGTCTGACTTATGATGTTGGAATAATGCTTATAGTCAAGTTCGCGGCGAAGTTCGTCCTTATAGTCCTGATGCACCTGTTTGAGGGAGCGGCTAAGTTTCTTGAGGTGGCTCACTTTATCGCGTGCGCCGCAATCCATAGCCTTGTCAGCAAAATGCCATGCAAGCTGCGTGATGATGAGCGGCACGAACGAAACACGCATCTGTTCGTTAAGGTTGAGCCGCTCCATCATCATTTGCGTGCTTTTCGACACGCTGTCGCGAAACGCCTGTTCGCGGAGCGTGTCTATATTTAGTGGTGGTATCATATCAATGTAAGTTTTCAAATTCGATAATGGTATTCCTTACGAAATAGTAGCAAATACAATTTACTTGAATATTCCCGTCAGGGAGCAATGTTTCAGACATATCTTTGCACTCCTTGAAGTCCTTGACGTGGTAAGGGCAATGGGGAGGCGGACATATGTCGGTGTTGGGAATGCGGTCAAGCGAGTAGAATATCTCTTTGTCGTAAATCTCGGCAGCGGCGTTTTCAAGACGGCATCCTTTTGAGGTACGCCAATTTTCCATGAATAGGACGGCATCGCATTCCAGCAATGCTTCTATGTCGTTGCCCATGTGTTCGGCGTATGTTGCGTCAGGGTCGGGCGACACGTCGAGCGGCGATACAGGCGTATGGCCTTTGGCTTGTATTACGCCGGAGGCGTAGATGCAACTTGCCTCGACTTCTTCAATGTCGTGGCCGGTGATTGGTAGGCTGATGTATATTTTCATCGGATTTTTGTATATAATTTTAGTGTATTATTGCATTTTCAAAAACGATATGTATATCACCTTTGCAATTTCTGATTTTGTATCTACGACCGAAAAACCACGGATAGACTTTTATAATGCGACCATCGCAATACAATTTTTCTATTGTTCCTTTTACCGTAATTCCACAAATACGATAAAGCACTTTATCACCTACTTTGAATTTTGCTTTCATTTTTATTCTATTATTTTACAAGTTCAATCGTAGACAAACACATAAGGATTTTGCCCCATACATCTTTTCTGCTCACCTTATAAATCTATTAGGCACAATCCGTCTTGTCTGTGTCTTTCTTCCCTCAATCACAGTCTTTGTAAGGCCGTATTTATCGTTGAACATTATCTTTTTCATTGCCAATCCATTTTAAGAAGTTGTTGTTAATCCGGCACCAGTACCTGTTTCCCTCGTGGGTGTCGTGCCAAACAAACGCACTGGAAATCACGTTTTCGGCAGGTGTCTTTTTGAGGAAAGTAGCAAGCGTCATGCGATGACGCACACCACGGTTATAGTTTTGTACGAACTTATCGTACAACCTTTGTCCTTTGAGCCAATCAGTTATCTGTTCAGGTGTTTTCATTTCCGAATAGGTTAGGTTCGTTCCTGCTTTTTAATATCCGCTCTACACGGTTAATTTCATCGTCCACACGCTTTTCGAGAGCCTTGCTTTCGCGAAGAGCCGATTGCGTCCGGGTACGGAAATACTCTTTTTGTTTGTCGCGTAATGCGACAACAAGATTATAAAATGCGTGGTGGTCCATAGTTATTCCTCATCGTTATAGTCATCAAATCTGTTTCCGCCGGCCACGAGAAGTATGCAGACAATGCCAACAGCGAGGGCAAAAGCCAAGAAGTACATCATAATGTTCCTCCTTTTCTTTTCGGCGTTATGTCATCGAGATAAGCGTATTCCAAAATATCTGAAAGTGGAAATTCAATGCCTGACTGTGTTATAAATCCAATATATTCATGGAAATAACCGACGACATCAAATCTGCCTATGCAGAAACCTCTTTTAATCCTTGCAATTACGTGGACATTTCTTTTCAATTCTTCACCATTAGGTGAAATTTCACGCCACACATTGTTAATGAGCCACTGTGCGCCATACTCAAAAGCATCGGCTATTGCGTTGCGGTCGAACTCTCCATTTACGAATGACGGTCTTGCTATTCCTGCATAACTATTAGCAGCATTTTCAATCAGTTCTTTTTTCATTGTGTGCCTCCTTGTTCCAAGAGTTTATGATATTGGTTGTCGTTCAGGCTCTCTTGCATAAACAAGATTTTGACAAGCCGTTCTTTTTCCTCTGCCGTCAATTCCCTGCTATCATCGGAATCAATGTCGCCATACAGATGATGTTTCCGGCAATAGGCAATCAGGATATTATGTTTCATGTCCTCCAAATCCTTATTGAAATTGGCTTTGTGCCATTCAAAAAGGCTCACGAGTTCCGCATATTGTATGGATGTCATTTCTACCGCTATACGACTTCTTGATACTTGTTTATAAGACATCCGGCTTGCATTGGCAACCTTGTAATAACATTGCGAAAACAAATCGACTTGGGTCTTATTCCGGCCAACATCGAAGAAATAATACTTCACTTGGTTTTCATCCAATAGTTCATCGATGGATATTCCGTACTCATTACATAGCTTTTCAAGCAATCTCCGGGCATTCTCGGCTTCTCCCTGCACCCCTCGTTCAGCGAGTGCCAACAGTTTTTTGAGCTTTGCTTTTATGCTTTCGTATTCTTTTTCCATTTTGTTGTCAGTTTTTCGATTATATGATTTAATTCGGCATTCTCTTCTTCGAGTTCTTTAATCTCTTTTTGGAGAGCCTTTACCGTGTCGTTATACTCCTTGCGCTCGAACTGCCGTTCGGTAAGTTCGTTACGGCAAGTGCAGTCCTGAATATCGCCGGACACGGCAACGGCCATGCAGCCCGGTATCAAGACTTTCAAGCCGTCCTGGGTGTAAATGTAGTGGCACTTCATGGCAGTCAATAAAAGTATTCACGACAGAAGAAGCCCTTTCGCGGCTCAAAGTCCTCGAAACTACATTTGGCGAACAGTTCCTTGCGGTTGACCCAACGTGCCATATCCGTTTGCCACTGCGGTATGCGCTGGTGCGGATTGTCAATATCCCGGTAGGGCTGGGCAAAGGGAAGAACCTTCTTATCCTTGCGCCAATGGGAAATGCGCCGGTAGCTCTCGTTGAAATCCATCAGGATGCAGTACAGAAAGAACTCACCACGATAGCCGCAGGAACGAATAAGCTCAATGGCACGCTCGCAAAGGGCAATCTGTGCAGGGGTGTCGCAGCCGAAACGGATGCGCTTCATCCACCTGACCCCTGCCAACAACCGGGCCACATCAGGAGTAACAAGACGAGCATCGAGAGCCTGATTAAAGTCCACATGATACTTGCGGTGTACAATCTTCTCAATTTGTGCCAGTCCATAATCACAGGCGAGGACGTTGTTATCCATGAGGATTAAATGGTCGCGCCCACCGGCAGCTATGTCGTCCACATCCATGTAAGGACGTATTGCACCCTCCTTTTGCGGAACGATACACCAGCGACAATGATTAGGACAGCCACGAGTAAGAAAACCGTAAGCCATATTATCGGCAATGCGGGGATAGAGCGAGTAATCGGGCTGCAAGCCATCCACACAATCAGGCAAAACAGAATGAATGTCGTAGCCGGTACCGCCACGGACCACTTCGCCAACATTGGTAATGTAATAGCGGTAGTCGGGCGTGAACGAAAAGACCTTGGCCATGTAGAGGCGGTCGTAACTGTCGAAAGGATTGTACCAGTCCACAGTGTCGCCCTGCGCCTTGTGGTAGGCGGAGAGCTTCATCAGTGCGAGGTTAGGGTAATCGCTATCGACGGCAAGCAAGGCTATATTCATAACTCAATCAGGCTTTAACGGTTCTAAAAGAGGGTTCATTTCCGAAGTCCACGATGTGCATCATTTCGCGGAAGCGGTCGGCAAAACGTTCATCGTAATACTCGCGTATTTCCGTGGCGGCAAGGTTGCTTGTGGCCATTGTGCAGAACTGTTCCTCGTAGCGGTAGGAAATCATATCCATTGCGGCATTGACGTAATCGCCATAATTGAGGCTTTCGCGCGGCTCGGTGCCGAGGTCGTCTATGCACAGCACCTCCACATCGCGCAGCCGCTTGTACCGGGCCACATCGGCGGCATTGTCGCGCGTACGGTTATTATACGCCTTGGCGAGCAAGACAAGTTCCTTTGCCGTGATAATCTCGAAGCCATAAACCGGCCAACGGTCTTCACGAGTGGAATAGCCCTCATCGGAATGCAGGTAGTTATAGAGCGACTTCATAGCTTTTATCATCGTCGTCTTTCCATTACCACGATTGCCACACAAGAAAAGACCGAATGTAGGTTCTGTGTGCGACGTGAGCCACCGGGCAATGTCAGCCATGTGCCGCTTGTATTCATCCGTGACTATAAAGTCGCGGTGACGCAAGATGACTTCCGACTGGCAAGCCGCAAACAAGAGGTCATACATCTGCCTGTCTGTATAGGGAAGCCTAAAACGTTCCACCATACGTTTTCTTTTCATCAGCGTTGAGGTAATTCCCTTGACGTCGATTATTTGGTTTGGTTCTATTTTTATCATTGTCGTCATTTTTATTGGCCACTATGCGCAGCCAGTTGTTGAAGTGCTGTTTCGCGTCTGCAAGGCCGTCATGCCTTTCCAGTCCGTCAGCTTTGCAATGCAAGCCGAAATCGTCGAGCCGCAGACGCAATGCGTCCATATCCATGTGGTGAAGCACCTGAAGCTGGTCGAGCCAGCCGGTTTCACGTTTAAGGGCCTCAATCTCCTCGTCAATGGTGAGTGTGTAGGCCTCATAGGGCTGTAGCGGAGGCGTGGCGAGTTTCTTTACAGGTTTTCTCTTTGCCGGTTTCTTCTTTGGCGTCGTATCCTTATCCGTAGTCTTATCGGTTGTTTCGTCCACTTCGGCAGATGAAACAAGGTTGTAGACCGTGACAGTGGCCACGCGCTTGCAAAGACGGTTGATATTCATATACCTTACCTGTATTCCTTTCGAGGTAAGCACTCCTTCGGACTTATAGAGTTCTTTAGAAAACAACCCGATGTTCAGGCAGCACGTGATGACCTCGCGTATATACGCCTCGTCATACCCGGTCTGTTCCGAGATTATGAAGGGCAGCTCTTCGTCCCACCTGATGTAGTACCCATCACGATAGATAAGACATAGCAGGAGAGCATATACGGTAATAGCCTTGCCACCTTGATACTTGATTAGTTTCCTAATGCGCAAGTCCTGAAAGAAATCTATGTCGAAAGGGAAATATCCCAAACCTTGCTTTGCTGTACGTGCCATATTCATCAAATGTCAGATAAGAATGTGCGCACCTCCCTCATGAAATCGTCGAGAGAATAACACACCACGTATTTGAATTCATCTTGCTTACAGACCGCCTTTTGCCACCACCGCTGATGCGGGCTTTGCCGTCCGCCCGGCTTTTTCATCTCGATAAGCAGCGCACCATAATGCCTGTTGCTTTTCAGGAGGATTAAATCGGACACTCCGGCTATCACGCCCTCGGCTTTCAGCTTGGAGCCGGTTACAGCGTCACGCCGTCCGCCGTTTGGCACGGCGAAAAGCCGTCCCCGAAGTTCCGGGTATTCGAGGTTGAACCACCGCACACACGTTTGCTGTATGCGGTGTTCGATGTCGGAGGGAGCTTTCCGCCGTGGTTTCACACCGGCTTTAGCAAGCATTTCATCAAGCGTCATCTTGGGCTTTCTCATTGCTGTGCGTTTTATCAATCACCACATCATCGCAGCCGGTGGCACTGATTGTAACCTTTTGTCCGTCGGGAATGCTGTCAATGAACCGCTTGGCAGCACGCTGACAGCTCGTAGAGCTTGCTACGGAAGCGGCAGCTTCTTGGAGAACCTTATCCTCGTAGGTCTGCGCTTTCTTGTGTGGAGCATCGGGAGCATACAGGAAAACGTCCATGATTTTTGTTTCCTGAACGGCCTCGCAAACCCAATCGGCCATTGTGCCGCGCATGTGTTCGTTGAGCCGTTTGCGTGCATCGTCGATGTCGGAAGCCTGAACGAGCATATAGACTGGGCTTTTCTTCTCGGACATCGTTTTCTCGTCGAGCGTGATAAGATTTATTTTCACTTTATACCACTTATCACCCGGACCGGCAACCAATTCAGAGTAATTCGTGATTTTCTCGGAAACCACGGCGAACTCGCTGCTTATGAAGCACTCCATTTCGCCGATGATACGGCTTTCGGCCTCGGTAAACGAGAGCGCATCTACGATATACAGCTCCGTCACTTTCTTCTGCATCCCATTTTCTAATGTTTTCTCGTAGCGGATGCCACATTCAAAGAGTTTCATGCGTTGCAAGTATTAGGTTTGTTTTCGGCATATTGTATTCTCGCATCAAGGACAGCAAGGTATTTGCGCATCAGGTCGAGCTGCGTTTCAAAAGCCTGTTGTTCATCCGGCCAAAGCAGTTCCTTAAACTTGGGAGAGTAAGAGAAATCCAGCGCCTTGTTGTAGCGTAAGGAAAGGTCGTCACGCTCGATGCGCAGACGGTCAATGAAAGTATCGGACACACGATAGGCTTTCTCGAACACGTCGGCAGGAGACCAGCTTTCGTAACCGTTTTCATACCTGACGTAATAACCGGCTTTTGACTTCTCGCTTTCAGAGGGGACACGTCCGGCATGAAGCAATCCCCGGCGATAGGCTTCGCCCATTGTCATGGGTTCAGCTTCAATTTGTTTTGTTCCAATGTACTTCTTCATTTCAATGCGATTTTAAGTTCATTACTCGGTTTGAATTTCACGGTGCGGTGTGCAGGAACGATGCACTCGGCACCAGTGGCCACGATGCGCGACTTTCTTTCGCAAACATTGCGGACAGCGAATGTGCCGAAGCCACGGAGGTAAACATTCTCGCCGGATACGAGGGCTTTCGTAATTACCTCCATTGCGCCCTCAACAGCTTTCTTCGCTTCGGAACGGCGCAGGCCTGTATGTTCCGAAATTTCTTCAATCAGTTGTTGCTTTGTCATCTTCTTCATGTTTTATGAGTTTTCTGTTTAACTTTTCAATCAATCTTCTTATCACCCATGCCCGGCATACATTGCGCTGGCCGCGCTGGGTATCGTAGAGCTTGGCTGCGTCGTCAAGGTACGCCACTATCTTTTTCACGTCCGTCTTGCATATTTCCATGTTCAGCCTGATTAAGGAAAGAAGCCACGAGCTGGTCGAAATACATCTCGTCAGTCGGTATCTCGTCGTCCGAGTTCATAATCTCGGCAGCAATAGACTTCTTCATGTGAATGAGCGAATAAATAGTATGGTCGATTGTACCACGTCCCAGCAGGTAGTAACAGGTCACGTTGTCTTTCTGTCCGATGCGGTGGGCACGGTCTTCACACTGCTGGCAGTCTGCGAATGTCCACGGAAGCTCGATAAAAGCCACGTTGGACGAGGCTGTAAGCGTTAGGCCGACACCGGCCGCCTTGATGGAGCAGACGATGAGCTGCACATCGGGGTTGTTCTGAAAGCTGTCCACAGCCGCCTGTTTGGAGGCCGCACTATCGCGCCCTGTAACGGTAACCGCGCGTGGAAATGCCTTGCACAGCACATCAACCACCTCGTGGAGCGAACAAAAGACAATGAGCTTCTTTCCGCTGTCGAGGAACGTGCGTATGAAATCCATTGCCTGTGCCACCTTTCCAAGCGTGGCGAGCTGGCGCAATGTCATGAAGCGCACGAGAGCTTCCATGCGCATCTTGCGGCGTATCTCCCAATCGGTACACTCGGTGTATTGCCGTAAGTATTCGGCAAGGTCGGCGGCGGCAAGGTTGTATTCGGGTGCGTTGCTGATGTCCACATAGAGGTCAACGCGCGTCTTGTCGGGCAGTTGTGGCAGTACCTTGGCTTTCTCGCGACGTATCATGCAGTTGGCATACAACTGGTTGCTCAACACCGACAGAGGCACGGCCGGTTCCGCCTTTTTGTCCTTGGGGTCGGTGCAATAGTCGGCCATGAACTTGGTGCGTCCGCCGAACTCCTGCAACCTGCCCATGATGGAGAGTTGCGCCACCAAGTCCTCCGGGCGGTTGACAACTGGCGTGCCTGACAGGAGGATAATCCATTCCTTGCCAGTCGTAATCCCCTTGGTGAAGATTGTCTGTTGAGCCGACGGGTCTTTCACACGGTGGCTCTCGTCAATGATGACGCTACGGAACATCCTAATCTGCGGACAGAACACCACATCCTTCAGGCGGAACGACTTACCGCCCTTTATATCCCACACGAAATACTTACGAAGGCTCTCGTAGTTGACTACTGCCACCTGGTGCATACCCATAGAGAGCAGATAGGGCCACGTGGTACGCACGGAATTATCAAGCACCAACGCCGACTTGTCTGTGAACTTGTCGAACTCGCGCTGCCAGTTAATCTTCAACGACGACGGACAGATGACAAGGCAAGGATATGCCCCGGCAGTATCAACGATGCCGATAGACTGGAGAGTGTTATGTGTCACAATATATTCGTCTGTGAGATACAGTTCGTCAGGAGCGGACGTTTTGATACACTGGCATTCCTTCTCACCGATATATTCCACGCTCTTAATGTATCTTGTAACCTTGCAACGATTGTTTGGCCTCCACGAGGCTGCCTTATAGCATTTGTCGGAAAACGGGCAGAAAGTAGTGCGTATGTTTACCTGGTATTCCGAAGCCTTGCCTTCATCAGTACGGTCGTAGCGGCGTATAATGGCTATCCCTCCCAGAGACTGCACCAGTTCCTTTACATCACGTGCAAGCTGGCAACTCGTGGTGTGGAATGTTGTCCTGTTGTTTATACAGCTTCCGTCTGCATCCATAAGCCCGGCAAGCAACTGCCTGCGCTGACATTCGCTCCCTTGCAGGTATATCTCTGGAATAAACTTCTTATTGCTGACGAGGTCAAGATTGTACCGCCTTATTTCCTCCATATAGACGTTAGTCGTGTGGCGCGGGTCTGGCACTTTACTGCTGTTCACGAAGTCGCAGTGATAAATTCCGTCGTATTTCCGCTTGGTTACCGACATATAGGGCGGCAAATCCCCTTCTATCCTGTCCAAGATAAACATTTTCTCTTCGGGCAATGACATCGACACGTGGGATGTGTCGGACATATATCCGTCGCCAATGAATGCACCCATAACATATGGGAGAATGATATATCCCTTTATTCCATACGATACAGGCTCACACATGGGTATCTCCCACTTCAATATGGGGGCTCTGCCGGAGGCTTCCCTCTTAGGATTGCTCTTCAGGGTAAGTCCGCTATCGACTATTTCCTTTAGTGTCTTTGTAATCCAACCCGTTCCGCGTCTGCGTCGGTTTTCATCGCGGACATTCCATAGATGGTCAAGGGAGCATTCGCAACTGCTGCCATCGGAAAAGTGTACACGATATGTCGGGAGTGTTCCTTGCGGGAATACGCCAAGGACATTGTAAACCTTACCGTCTTGGCCAAACAGTTGCTGTCCTACGGATATATCGCCCATGCGGACAAATCCGTGTGGCGTGGCAATAAGCGAATCAATACTTTCAGATTTTCCTAACCCCGGCTCGTCTCCTATGATGAGCCGCTTGTGTGCCAGTCCGTAGGCTATGCCGTCCTGCTGGTAAGGGTAAGGCTCGACACGCAGGTGATGTTTCAGTTCTTTTTGCATGGCTTGTACCTCCATCCGTTAAGTTCGTAAACACGCTTGCGGGCTTCCTCTCTGTTATAGTAAAAAGGCTCGTCGGGGAGGGGAGAAGCCGATGATGTCGTTTCTCCCACATAATCGTAGCGATAGATGCGGAAAGCACGTCCACGAGGCGCGTAATAGCATTGTCCTACTTTTGGTTTCATAATACTTCACTTAAAATGTTCAACTTCGGTCAGCAAGTCCTCGCGTTCAAGTCCCCGTATGTACTTGTCAAGCACGAGATTTACGCTGCCGTTATAGAACCGCTCAAACTCTTCTTCATCCATTGCCGCAAACGATATGCTGCTGTACTCAATCTCACGCTCGCCAAGGTCGTTGACTGTGGCTGTGAAATAACCGAGGTCGCGCTTGAAGCGGCGCAGCATATCGTCCACACTGCGTATGTTCCACCGCTCAACGAGCGGAAGGGGCAGGTTGTCATAGGTCAGCCTGACGAGCGCAAAGAACTTCTTGTGAAACTCGTAGTTGCGCGGCTGGCTGACACGGCAACGGACGGTGGATCCGACACGCAGACGCTGCTTCAAGTCGTGGTCGCTGTCGTAGAGCGGCACAAGACCGTAAGGAGTTACGCGGCAATAGATGTCCATAGTGCTATGCGGTTTTAGGGGTTAAGAGCCACCACTGGAATGCCAGTTCCTCGTACTTTTCCCGGCCACGGTTATATGTCTCATCGCCACGGTTGATGAACTTCTTGAACACCTTGCAGTTCTTCTTCGATATGGCATAGATGAAGTCGCGGTCGCTGTGTGCGATGTCCATGTACCATGCGCGGCTGCGGTCCCAGTCGAAGAAGTCCACCGCCTCGTCGAATTCCTGCTGCGAACTGGCGAAGGTGGTTTTCAGGTCGCCACCGAAGCCGAAGGCCGTCAGATACCAATCCCACTTGCAGCGAGTATCGAGGTGGAAAGGATATTCGCAGTAGGTGAACTCCTGGCCGTGGTTCACCATGAAGCGTTGCGTGTCCGCCAATTCCAGCACCTTGGCAAGAAACTGGTCGTGGCGTGCCTCCATGCGGAGCGAGCGTTGCATCTCCTTTGCGTGGAGGAACTCGTCGTCGGTGTATTGCACATCATCCACCGTGTAGCGGTAGTAATCGACACGCGCAGGTTCGGTGATGATTGCGTCCACCAGCGTACCGAAGCGGAACGCCGCCTCACGGTCGCCGAACTGTGGGCGCGGATGGAGGATGTCACGCAAGGCCGTGAGGTCGGAGTTCGATACCTCCGTGCGGTTATAGTATTCATCGGGATTGTGATTAGCCATACTTACTTTGCTTTTACTTCATCGACATATTCCACGCTCTCGTCATCCACAAAGATGTCCTCCTTGTTGGCCAGCTTCTCGCAGAACGTGATTTGCTTCTTGAACATCTTGGAAAGTTCCTCAACCGTAAGTGTGCAACCCTCCTTGCTCCACCATAAGGCGATTACAGGCATAATGCCTTCGGGATTAAGCAGGTTGATTTTCTTGGTTACTTTTGTCTTTGTCTGGTAACCGGCCATAGTAGCCTGAGCGTTGAACAGTGAGGACATTTCCGCCGCGCCACGCTCCATTTCGGCCTTGCGCTTTTCCTCGGCCTCGCGTGCGGCACGTTCTTTCTCCATCCGTTCGGCCTCTGCTTTTTGCCGTGCTTCCATTTCGGCCTTGATACGTGCTGCTTCCTCTGCGTTGGCCTTTGCCATGCGTTCAAGGTTGGCTTTCTTGGAGGGGAGGCGGTCTATGGTGTAGTCCACCGTATCGCCCACTTCGGATAGGTACAGGTCGCAGAACTGCTTGCATAGTTTCTGCTTGATTTCCTTTTCCACGTCGGCCACTTTAATGCCCATCGGGATAAGACGCGAGGTGTGCAGCGTTTCAATCCATGCAGGGACGCAATCCTCTGTGGTAGCCTTAATTGAGCGGAGCGAGGCCAATGAGTTGTCGTAGTTTTCGAGCGTCAGGTTGTTGTCAACCTCGGTTATCTTGTTGAGCGTGGAATTTACCAAGTCTTGGAACTTCTGCTTAAAATCATCCTCCACGTCCATGCGGAACTTGCGTGCGGCCTCTTCCGCCTGACGGCGTGCCATTTCTTCGCGCTGCCGTTTTTCCTCCTCGGCACGCTTCTTTGCGGCGTACTGGTTGCGCAATTGCTGGAGCTGGTAGCCGATAGTGCCCGATTTGGCAGGGTCTATTTCGTTCTCTATGACGGTGAATGCCGTGCGTACTTGGTCGAACAGCTTGGTGACAGGCGAGCGGCGTTCGTTCATGGCTTTCACCGTGCGCCGTGCCTTTTCGATGAATGTTGCCGCCTGACGGTCGAGGTCGTCATTCATGCCCTGTTGCTGTATGATGTGGAGTATGTTTTGCCCGAAGGTCACGCAGTTGTCGTGCGACTGCCGGTTGAGTTCGTATGATTGAGGAGCGGCCATCATTATCTCTTTCATGTTTTCAGGCCGCATGATTGCCAATTCGTTGTTATTCATATTGCTTTCTTGTTGTTGCGGAGCGCATGGTGCGGTGTCCGCATAGTGAATATATCTGTGAAACTTTTCGCAGTACAGCCCGTTGATACCGTAGTGGCTCTTGGGGCAGCTTTTGCATGGCTTAGGAGGCATGGTTTAGAACGTATCATCACTGTTTCCTCCGGCCGCAGGGTCTATCGTGACACCTGCCGAGAGGTCGGGTGCAGGGGCGAATGTCTGTTCCGCTTTCGACACCGGTGTTTCGGCATTGTCCGCCATTCCTCCGTATGGGTCGAAGCCGGTTTCGGGCTGGTTGTCATTGCCAATCACATCACTTTCGAGCTGCGTACCCTTGCCTATGGCTATCTTTGGGTAAGTCTTAAAGGCGTGCTTAATGCACTTGGCTTTCAGGAAGCCCGTGTCTATCTGTCCGCCTGCCGAGGAGTAAAGTTGATTTGGCCTTTCCACATACCTGTGTGCCTCATTGTCCCAATAGCGGTTGGCCTTGCCGGAGAAATCGGACAGGCGTTTCCAGTCGCCCTCAGTCATCACGGAGTAGTCCACCGAGCCGTCGCAGCGCGTAATCTTCAGGAAACAAGCGATGATGCGGTCTGACTGACGGGGTATGCGGCAACAGTAGTTGACGTACTTGCGCCCGTCTTTCTCGCCGAACGAGAACTCATCGCCCTCGTAGACAATCACAGGGTTGTCGGCATATTGTATCTGCCCGGCCTTGGCACGAAGTACCAGTTCTCCGTAGCCGGAGATTGTAAGGTTGCAGCGCGACTCGTAGAGGTCCTGCCCCTGTGCGTTCTTGCCAGTGCAATAGCTTCTGCGGCAAGAGGTAGCACAAAGCCTGTGCGCCCGGCTCCAGCGTGAGGCCACGCACGGCAAGGTCGATGAAGGCAAAGAAAACGGACATACCCGTACACTTGCGCAGTTTTTCACTGCCGCGCAGCTGGTTGTTGAAGTACATGGCCTCGCGTTCATACGCTCCCTCGCCCCCTTCTTTCCAAATGGCGTTGTAAACGTTGATGAACTGTTGGCGCACATATTCGTTTCGGATAACATCCGTAGCTTTGAGCGACTGGATGATGTGTGCTTGGTTTAATGTTTCTTGATTGTTCATAATCAGTTAGTTTATGGTTTATAAATCAAAATAGTCTTGTTGGATACGTTGTGCTTTCCTCAATTCAGCGACGAAGTATTCTATCTTTCCCGGACGCTTGCAAGGATGGATTTTCCCTTGTCTGCGCCAACGGTCCACATTGCCGCGCCCGAACATGGCGTATGCCTTGTTTTGGCTAATCATTTCAGGTTCGTTGCGCTGCTCTTTGAGCTGGCGAACAACCTCGGAAGCCACGTCGCGGACAAAGGTTGCGTAGGATACTGACTTATCGGAGAAATCAAGGGTTAGCATGGCTTTATCGGTTTTCGCACAGCTCCTTGTAAGACAATCGGAGCAGCACCCATGACAGGTAAATAAACACAATGCTTACTATGAAGCCGAAAATAGAAGTGATGTGGCCAAGAACGATGTGACCTACAACGCCGGTGATGACACACAGGAATATCACTGCGGCGATAATCAGTTGCGCGATAGAAAATGTCTTATCCATGATTGAAATGATTTAATCGGTTATTGAACACGTGTAACAGTGACGATACGCCGCTCACGGTCAATGCTGGTCGAGTATTTACGGTCCAACATAAATCCCATTGTTGTTGCAAGCGAGCGTATAGAAGTGTACCTCGAAGCAGGGTAATCCTTTTTGTCTCCCACTTTCATTTGCTCTAATTCACTTGTAAACGTCTGTTTTTTCGGCATTTTCTTCTTGTTTTTGATGTTTAATGTTTAACTTTATGGTGCAAAGATAAACAAAATGACAATACAAACCAAACAATACGACAATTTGTTTGTCGTATTGTGTATAATTTAATGTAAAATGGAAAAAAATATTATGCTTGAACAACTCATTAACCATTATACTAATGGCAATAAGGCGAAGTTTGCCGCTATGATAGGTATAACTCCCCAGCTAGTAAGTAATTGGCTTAGTAGAAGCACTTTTGACGCAGAGTTACTATACAAAGGTTGTAAAAATGTCTCTGCGGACTGGTTGTTAAGTGGAGAGGGAGATATGATTAAACAAACCGATAATTCACAAATTGACAATACGGGACATAATTCTGAACTATTGGCTTTGTGTAAGGCGTTGGTTGATAATTTTCAGCAAAGAGATAATGTTATGAGTAAGCTGGTGTCTATGGTTAATAGGTTTAAGCAATGAAAAAATGGGAACGTTGGATAGTATATCCTATTTTAGCAATATCCATCAGCTTTTCGTTAGCGGTTATCTGTAAATGGTTACCACGGATTTTGAATATAAATGAAAGTGGTCAATACGATTTAGGTTTTGATTACATGGGCGTTATCGTAGGTATTTTGTCTTTACTCGTAACGGTATTGATTGGATGGAATATCTATCAATTAGTCGATTTTAAAGGAAAATTAAAGCAAATTAATCTCCTAAGCGAAAAACAAGAAAAAGAAATAAACTATATCCATAATAAGGCAGACTATAATCAAGCAATAAATTATGCAATAATTAGTCAAACCCTTTCTGCTCATTTTGCACCCAACGAAGATAGTTCTATTAAGTTTCAAATGTTAATTAAAGGATTGACTTCCCTGAAAATTTTGTCAAACTTTCCTGATTATGAAAAAGAAATTTCATCATTAACAGAAACAATTATTAAAGGATTAAATAATTCATCATCAGTACGGCTTGATGAAAAAACAAAGACAAATTTACTTCTTATGTGTGGAGAAATTAACAATAAAAACAAAATATCTAAATATGAAACTATTATTGAGCTGATAAAAAGAAGTTGATGAAAATTTTATGGCGGGTAAAATGAGATTGGACTTTTTGCGATGAATGCTTTTCAGACGAAGAAGTAAGCACGTTGATTATTCAAAAATTGATTTTAAGGAGATTTGACGATTAGAACGAGAATAATTTACCTAAAAAGAGTAACCCCCTGTAAAATAGCTGTTTTTCTCTGCGGCGCAGGCTGCGGTAGAGGACACTCTCTAAGATTAGAAGTTATCATTTAATTTCTAATATCAGGCTGTAATTCACTGCTTTAGCGGTAATTACAGCCTGAATTGCGTTAAGACAGTTCGTGCAGTCGACATCTAAAATTGAACCAAATGATCATATTTGTTTTACTCTATGTTTACCCCAAAAATCATCATGTTTACCCTGATTACTCCAAGGATTTCTATTTTTTTTCGTGGTTAAATTTTTTCGTTTCTCTTGTTATTTGTCAACCATCGTGAACTATCTTAACCATAATCAACATTCACCACGACCTTGCAAACGATAATCCTCGGATTTTCGTGATGAGATACACAGGAGGTACAAAAATGGTGAAAAAAGTTACCCGAACAAGCAAAGCGATGCAGACCACGGCAATTAGGACGGTTGCCAACTCATTACCCCAAAACGAGGTAATTCTTCTAACTCTCTTGATTTCAACGGGGTATATTCCTTATACAAATTTACTAAAAATGGGCGAGAAAATGCAATTTAGCGACGGGAATTTTACATTGCGTTGGTCGAAGAGGTCGCGGTTCGCCCCAAATGGATAGTAGACTATGGTTCTGTCCGGTCGGTATGTTACTGCTGTGGCACTTTGGCACAAATAGGTTGGCAAGCCGCTTAGTGTCGTATTT